GTGAACGCGTGCACCCCTCTCGGAGACGACGGCCTTGGCGCCCTGGAGGGGGCTGAAGTGCAGGCCGTGCTTCATGAGTTGGCGTTGACCGCACCCAAAGTGCTGGGGTTCGTCTTCTTGCTTCTGCTCGTCATCATTCCGATCACGCTGAGGATCGCCCTCCGGGACGTCGCCTCGCGCGATCGTGCCGAGATCATCCGTGCCCTGGCCGATCTTCTGGCGTTCTGGAGGTCTCGGAAGTGAGCGTCACTCCCCGGCCTCCTCGGTCACGGTCACCGCGCCGGGGTGGATCTCCTTGATCCAGTAATCCTGCGCCATCTCCTGTGCGACGGTATGTGGGACTCCGTGGGCGATGGCCTCGGTGTAGATGGTCCCGGCGATCCGGGCCAGCATCAGGGCCATCGTTCCGCGCCTTTCGATCAGAGCCTGGTTGAACTCGGTCTCGATGCCAGCGACCAGTTCGTCAAAGCCATCGGGGTTGATCAATTCATTCCTTAGTGCTTGCTTGCTTCGAGGTCGAGGACGCTGCCCCAGGACTGTTCGCCGATCTCGGCGTCCACAGGGACCAGCAGGCCCTTGACGGTCATTTCCATGAGCCGAGCGGTCTTCTCAGCCAGCTCGGCGGCCCGGTCCTTGGGGAAGCTGAAGACCAGCTCGTCATGGATCGGGAGGCGAACGAACTCGGTGTATCCGTGGCGGTCGAGTTCGATCAGGGCTCGGGCCGTGATGTCACGACTGGTGGACTGGATGAAGTAGTTCAGGGCGGCGTAGACCCGGTCCCGGTCCACTGGAAGGCGCCGGCCCGTGCCGGTGTAGATGAAGCCGGTTCGCCGGGCCTCGCGCTGAAGGCGGTCGGCCAAGCGCTTGACACCGGGGTAGGTCTCCCAGAACGCCTTGACGGCCTTCTTGGCTTCGACCTCCGATACGCCGTACTGCTCGACGATGGCCTTCCACCCTCCGCCGAAGCAGACGGTGAAGTTGGTGCCCTTGCCGGCCTTTCGGTCGACGCCTGCGGCGTCAGCGGTGATCTGGTGGAGGTCCAGGCCGCGGTGGAACGCGTCGAGCATCGTCGGGTCGCCGCTGAAGGCGGAGAGTACGCGCAGCTCCATGTTTCCGTAGTCGGAGGACACGGTGACGTGCCCCGGCTCCGCGAGGAAGCAGTGCCGTACGTAACTGTCGCCCGCCGGGAGGGTCTGGGCGGGGATGGCGCCCGTGATACTCATCCTTGCGGTTCTCGCCTGGCAGCTATTTATGCTGCCGCGCACCCGGCCTTCAGCGTCCTGGCCCGCGAGCGCCCGGTCGAACCAGGTGACCCGCCACTTCTTTGCCTTCTTGGCCTGGATGATGGCCTCGGTCAGCGGGATGCCGATCGAGGTCAGCACCTCGTCATCAACGCATACGTTCCCCTTCTTGGTCTTCTTGGTGAGCTTGATGCCGCGCTCCTGGAGGGCGGCGATGATCTGCGCGTTCGCGTTGACGTTGTCGACGCCTTCGCGTCGGGCTATCTCTTCCCATGTCGCCTGCTGGCGGGCCAGCTCGGCGGCCTTGGCCTCCGCGTACTGGCGGTCAAGGAGATAGCCGGTCCGCTCGATCTTGGCCGTGATGTGGGCGAGCCGGTGTTCCCAGGAGACGAGCCCCCTCTTCCAACTGCGTGCCGGAACCTTCGGCTTGAGGATCTTGAAGAGCCTGAAGGTCAAGATCGGGTCCATGCCCGCGTAGAGATTGAAGCCGTAGTGGTCGATCGGAACGGTCGCCCATACCTCGTCCTTCTTGACCTTCAGCTCCTTGGCGATGGCCCCCATGGAGCCCTTCACCTCGGCAGCGACGCCCTCGCATATGTAATGCCGGGTCAGCTCTTCGAGCTTGAGGCCGGGTCCGCCTTCCTTGACGGCCCGAGGGTCGACAAGGTGGGCGAACAGCTTGGTGTCCCAGCTCTTGGGGGCGAGTTCCTCCATGGGGATGCCAAGGCAGTGTTCGGCCACGTGCAAGTCGTAGGTGCCGTTGTGGGCGATGAGCCGGTGTGCGGCCCTGAGCGCCCAGCGCGCTGCGTCCTCGAAGGCTCGACCCTTCTCGACCGGGACGACGAACGCCTCCTGGCCGTTGCCGAACTGCCAGAGGCGGGCCCGGAAAGTACCGAGGCTGGCGTTCCACCAGTCCAGGCCCGTGGTCTCGCTGTCATGGGCCAGGAGCTGCTGGTTGGCCAGGATGAACGATTGGAAGTCGAGAAGGTCCTCTTCCGTCTCGACCACGTGGATGCGGACGGGCTGACCCTTGATCGAGTAGTCAATGACCCGGATGTGATCTCTCCTTGCCCGCGGGGGCCGGCCGACGACCGACCCCCGGTCTCACATCAACTTCTTGGGCAGAGTTGATTCATTACTTCGCGCGGAAGGTGCCATCCTTCTGGCGCCACAGCGGCGGGCACTGCTCCGACTTGTCCAGGCCGCGCCCGCCGCAGAAGTAGGCGGCCCAGGTTCCTCCGTCCTTGAAGTTCCGCTGACCGTGTTCACACGTGTAGTCGCTGCTGTTCGTGGGCACGACCTTGCCGTTCTCGAACCGCTTGGGCGTCGTCCCGGCGCCGCCCTTGTACTGCTGGCGCGTGTACTCGGCGAACTTGGCGTTGAGGTCGATGAGGCCCGCATCCTTCATGGCGGTCAGCAACTCGACGCCGCGGGTGGCGGTCTCGTCGGCCGTGTGGCCGTAGACGGTCGGGGTCAGCCACTCGGCGCCGAAGTCGGTGCCGGCCTTCGCTGTGAAGCCGATCTTGAACGGCGCGGGCGTGGTCGAGGTGGGGGTGGAAGGGGTCACGGGCTTCTCCTTGGTGGTATCGGCGGGGGCAGACTCATCCCAGGGGGAGACGTCGGCGAAGGGGTCGTCATGCGTCACTGCAGGCTCCCTACGGGTTCGGGGCGTGGCTGAGCATGTCGAGCAGGGCAGCCAGGTCAAGAGGGTGGATGTTGAGTTCGGTGAGTGCGCCGTCGGCGTCCCGGTATCCGATGTAGGTGGGGGTGCTGGCCGTGTCGTCGTAGGTGACCTCAAGCCGGACGAAGGACCCAGCGGTGAGGTCTCGCCGGTAGGTCTTGGTGGTTTCGATCATGCTGCGTTCCTGCGGGTGCGGAGGGTGCGGTTCATCTGCTGTGCGAGGGCGACGGTGGCGCGGCTGAGCGCCTGGCGGTCGGCTTGTTCAGGGACGGGGAGGCCGTAGACGTGGCGCCGCATGAGGAGCTGCTGATACCGCCCGGGCAGCTTCTTCATGCAGGCCGCAGCGTCGATGCGTGCGGAAACGACGTTGTCGGTGACTCGAGCCTGCAGGAGGTCGTCCTTCTTGCCGACGATCTGACTCAGCTCGTCGTCGGTGTAAAGGAAGGTCCGCAATGCGGCCTTGGCCTCATCGGGGGTGTAGTAGTACGCGTCGTCCAAGAGGTCGCGATAGTTGCGCTCCTTGCTGGCGTACTGGGTGCCGACCTTCTGGAAGATCTTCCAGAGGAAGTCTTCGTTGGCGTAGTGGGCCTCGATGGTCGGCCGGTGTTCGTAGGCGTGAAGCAGGATCTCCTGCTTCACGTCGTCCTGTTCAACGATGCTCCACTTCTGCGCGATGCTGTATGCCACTCGCTCCGCAAGGGCCGAGAGGTAGGCCCAGTCAAGGACGACCGGTTCAGACAACCTTCGCTCCCTTCGGCGGGCTGACGAAGCGGCCCTGGTGATTACGTTGGATAGCCCCGTACCGGATGCTGTCCACCACGAACGAGCCGTCGCGCTCGACGTACACGGGTACCGGCACTGCGGAGTACTTGCCGACAAGCAGCCGCCCCCAGCCCTTCTGCCAGTTCGCCACGCCTTGGGACAGGTACTCGGCCTTGTGCTCGTCCATGAGGTGTCCGACCTCGAAGCCGAAGAGTGTGCGCCGGTGTCGCCCCACACCCACCGTCTCGGGCGAGACCGCGTTCTTGTGGGTGTGCCCCATGACGACGGACTGGTCCAGCTTCTTCACCTTCGACGCCGCTGTGCTGCCCGGGATCTGATTCAGTCCCCGTAGCTCGTGGCCGTGCATGGCGACCCATCCGGGCGCAACTTCCGTGAACGGCGGCAAGACCTTGATGTCCAGCTCGTCGAAGCCCAAGAGCACATCGATGTCGAAAGCTCGGCTGGCGGCGAGGGCCGGTGCGTACTTGAGCAGGTAGTCACGGGGGCGGGAGTCGTGGTTTCCGATGACGAACTTGATCGGTCCGCTGTAGCCCTCACGCAGCTCAGCCAGGAGGGCCTTGCCACCTTCGGACTCCCGGAAGACGTCGCTCTCGAACTCGGCTCGGGTGCCCTTGGACCAGCGGCTGGGGGCGGCGTAGTTCATGAAGTCGCCGATGATCAGCACCTCGGCGGGCTGTCGCTCTCCGATGTAGCCCCAGAGGTTCCGCACCGCTCGTGCGTCGTGGAGCGGGTACTGCACGTCCGAGACGATGGCTATCTCCTTGACGCTCATGCGGCCTCCCTTCGGCGGGTGATCTCGATGTCGATGTAGGTCTTGGCCTTCTCCAGGTCCTCGATGGCGCTCCCCTTGAAGTCAGCTCGCCACAGGTACTTGATCGCGTTTCCGAGGGGGAAGTTCATGTGCTTGGTGATCTCGATGCACTCGATTCCGCTTGGGTGACTGGTGTAGTGGGGTGGGTGTTTGACGGCGCTTTTCGATGAGTTCGGCGGGCTGGATGCCTTCATGACTTCCTGTGCCTTGTACGGGTCGATGCCGATGGCGAGGCCCTTGGTCTCGTTGAGGAGGCGTCGGCCGGGGTTGGACTCAGTGGCAGGCATCAGCTCGTCGTCGGTGAAGCAGAGGGCGCCGCCGCTGCGGAGCTGGACGTCGTTGGGGTAGGGCTGGCCCTCGTGGATGGCTTGGATGACTCCGCGCTTGTCCTCGTAGAGCCAGCTCGCCACTTGTCCGGGCACGCGGGTCACGACGACTTCGTCGCCGACCTTGTATCGCGCCATCAAAGGCCCAGCCTTTCTCGAAATTGCTCGGTGCCGAACTCGTGAATGAACCTGGCTGCGTCGTAGCCATCGCCCAGGTCGACGGCCTTCGCGTTGGGCAGGGCTTCACAGACTTTGGCGGCGAAGCGGCGGCCGGCGTCGTCTCCGTCACCGAGGGCGAAGACGACCTCGAATCCGGCGAAGGCGGGGTCGAAGTGGTCGCGCCAGCTCGATACGCCGGGTGTGCCCACGGCCGGTACGTCGGCGCCTTCCACCGCGGCGCCGTCCAGCTCCCCTTCGTTCAGGGCTATGTACGACTTGCTGGTCAGCAGGGCCGACGTGTTGTAGAGGCGGGGCGGGTGGCCAGGCAGGCCCATGTACTTGCCGTGGCCCTCGTGCCTCTCGCGGTGTGGTGGCAGGTAGGTGCCGTCCGGGGCTTTCACGCAGGCGTCAGCGATACACCGGAAGCGGATGGTCGCCACAGACCTGTTCCTTCCGGCCGGGCGCAGGTACGGGATCGCAAGGCGCCCGCGGTACAGCTCATGGCCGATAGCTGGGGCGGAAACGTAGCCGAACTTGAATTTGACTGCCTGCTGACCCAAGCCGCGGTGTTCCAAGTACTGCTGGGCTGGGCTCCCCTCGTAGTGGTCGCTGTACCGTTTCCCTGCTGAGACCAAATCGGATCCCTGCGATTCGTGCAGCTTCAGCAAATCCCGTCCTTTCTTGTTTCTGGATCACGTCGAGGGAGTCCATTGAGAGGTCGCAGGCGAAGCAGTGGACTTTGTTCGTTTCGAAGTTGATGGATGCCGACGCCGTCTTCTCGTTGTGGAAGGGGCACAGGCACTTCGCCCAGCTGCCTCGCTGGTGCGGTTTGGCCGGTGGTCGCCACTCCGGGTAGTAGTGCGTGAGGACTTCGGTGATCGGTGGCCTAGGTGTCATTCCGGCTCCTTGCTCGGTAGTACCGGCGGCCGATGAATCGCGGGGCTGGCGGGTTCTCCAGATAGTCGGCGGCGGCCCGGAGGGTTTCTGGACGGTCCCGCGCCGCAGTCAGCAGCCGGCCGTTGCACATGCGGCACAGGAGGCCGCGGACGAGTTGAGTTCTGTGGCAGTGATCGACGGAGAGGCGCTGTGTCCTGGTCCCGCCGCAGATGGCGCACCGTCCGCCCTGGGCCGTGAAGAGGGCGTCGTACTCCCCAGGACCGAGGCCGTAGGTGCTGCGCACCCGCAGTTCATGGCTGGCCTTGCTTCGCGATCTCTTCCGGCATGTGGCACAGACTTGGCCACGCGGGGTGAAGAACCTCTCCGCCCGGTTTCGCTGGCACCTCGTGCACGGCCGGAATCCGGGCCTGGGCTTTGTCACTGAGCGGCGGCCCGCAGGGAACGCTCCAAGCGGAGCATCCGGCCGGCCTGTTCGCACTCGACGGCGTGCTCTCGCAGGGAGTTGACGTCGACCACAGTCACGAGGCGGGGGCCTGCTCCGCGTGGCCGAGCAACGACGGCCTTCATCTGGCCACGGCCATCCAGATCGCGGGCGAGTTGGCCCAGGTCGAAGCCACGGTTGCCGCTGAACTCGACTACGAGGGCGACGGGCTCAGTCAACTGCTCAGGCTTGGCGGATAGTTCGGGGTAGCGCTCGGCGAGGAGGCCGGTCAGCTCGATGCCGATGCTGTAGCCCTTGGGGCGCGGGGTGCGGCGGAGTCGGGTGGGAGTCGTCACGTCTTCCTCTTCAGCTCGAAGTCAAGGTCTCACATCAACTTTTGTGATGCACTAAAATACTTCCGCTCCCTGGACGTCCTCCAGGCGGATATTGCGGGTATTGAAGGAGTAGGAGGCAAAGGTCTCGCCGCTACTATCCTCGAACCCTTCTCGGTTCTTCACCGGGCTGATGTTGAGGATTCGCCCGTCCATCCCGTCAATCTCCTTGTGAATGGTGAGGATGAGCGAGGGGACTCGACTGATTTTTCCCTTGAGACCCGACTGCGGGATGGGCTTCAATCCGTCCGCGTAGTCCCCGATGACATGGTGCATCGCCATGACGTGCGCGTGTGTCTCGCGGGCGAGTTCGTTGAGGTAGTCACACAACCCCTCTAGCGAGAATGTGAATTCGTCGGCGTTGCCGGCTCCACCCGCCTCAATATTGGTGATGTTGTCGATGATCACCAAGTGCGGGTAGATGTTGAACACCTCGAAGTACGCGTCCAGGTGGAGTTCGATCTCGGCAGGTGTCGGCCGCGCCGAGTAGTTGAACCGCTGCCACCAGCGTTTTGCCAGCACGTCGCTGTACTCCTCGAACTCGTCGGCATGTAGCTTGGACTTGATGGCCTTTGCATCGTCGCCGGTAATGATTGCGGTGGCCCGGGAAAGCTGGGTTGCCGCTGTTGAGTCTGCCGAGAAATACAGCGTCGGGACGTTGCTCTGGATGGACAGATTGAGGGCCACCACGCTCTTTCCGGTGCCGCCTGCTGCCGCGACGACGGACAGCTCACCGCGACGAAACTCGGCATCCATCTTGGCCAACCCCTTGAAGGGTGACGGGATCGGTTCACCGGCGGCCCCCCTCATGCGGACCGACTGACTAAGCGAGTACACGTTCTCTCATTTCCCTTGCCCTACTCGAACCCTATCGAAGCTATGGTCTCACATCAACTTATCGCCTAAATGAACAAGCGTGCGAAACGTCACAAAAGCGGCAGGAGAAACCGGGGTTCGCCGGAAACTCTCCACGCTTCACGGCTGCGTCCATGGCGGCGTATCGCGCGCCCACTGTTTCCTCGTCCACCTTCTTCAGGGATACCGGACGCGAGAGGTTCCCGTTTTTGGCGAGGTACCAGTCCGCCTTGTTGACCTCGACGCCGTAGAGCTGCCGGACGGCTACACCGTAGGTCTCAAGCTGGAACTTGCTCCGGGTAGTGCCGGTCTTCCAATCGCGGGGCCGAACTGTCCCGTCAGGGTCGTGGACGAGTTGGTCGATGAAGCCGCGCACCTTGACGCCCCCCAACTCCACCATGAAGTACAGCTCCAGGCCGGCAGCGCCATCGGGCGTATTGAAGGTTCTCGCGGGGTTCTCCGCGGCCCACTCGACGTAGCGCCGGACCTGCTCCTGCCCTACGACGTATCGGCGCTCGATGTCCTCACCGCCACTCCCATGCGCGGACAGCCACCGGTCCGTGTTCGGCTCACCGTCGAGGCCCTTGTTCACGAGGGCGCCGTACTGGTCGGAGAAGATCTGCACTGCCTCCTCCGCGGCCATGGTCCGACCTGACAGCTCGACGGCTTCAACGGCACTGTGGAAGGCGGTGCCGTGGAAGGACCATGCGGCCGGCCGAGGCGCCACCCTCGCGATCCGCTGGAGGTAGAACCGGTGACCGCACTTTTCCCACTGCTCGGTCTGGGAGACGGATCGGGGCTGTGTCTCGACGCTGCTCACTGGATCACCTTCGGGTGGATGACGTACAGGGTTGATTCGTTGCTGCCGGGGAAGTGGCGGTTGGGCCGGGGGATATGGATGGCTTCGATCACGGAGTCGCGCCACCGGTCTACCCCCTCTTCACGGAAGGTCAGTTCAACATCCCGCTCGCAATCGTCAGTGGCTTGATCGCTGACCACTAGGTGGAAGTACGCCCCGGCTTCACGAGCGGACGCCGTGATTTTGCAGACCATGACGCCGACACTGACGAAGAGGTTTATGGGCCCTCGCACTATGGGTGCACCGTTCACGGCGTGGACGAGGCTCTGGATGACATCCGGTGGGGCGGCAGCCAGGGCGCAGGACAGCATGCAGGGAATCTCCTTACTCTCACGGTCTCACATCAACCGCGTCTCCAAATGCATGCCCGATGCCCTTGGGCATCGGGCGGCTTTGGCTCAGTGCCCCATTGCGGCTCCACCGTCAACAGGCAGCACTGCTCCGGTGATGTAGGCGGCTTCCTCGGAGGCAAGGAAGCGCACGGCACCGGCCACCTCCTCCGGCTGCCCGAGCCGCTGGAGCGGGATCTGCTCGACCATGGCAGCTACCCGGTCAGCAGGCAGCGCTTGGGACATCGCAGTGTCGGTCAAGCCTGGCGCCACGACGTTGACGGTGACATTGCGGCTGCCCAGCTCGCGGGCGAGTGAGCGGGCGAAGCCCACGAGGCCGGCCTTGGAAGCGGCGTAGTTGGCCTGCCCAGCCTCGCCACGCAGGGCCACGGCTGACGAGATCACCACGATGCGGCCTTTGCGGGCGCGGAGCATGCCGCGGGTGGCGCGCTTCGCCACGCGGAAGGTGCCGGTGAGGTTTGCGTCCAGGACAGAGGTGAAGTCCTCCTCGGACATGCGCATCAGGAGCTGGTCGCGCGTGACGCCGGCGTTGGCAACCAGGACCTCGACCGGGCCGTGCGCGTCCTCGATCTCCTTGTACGCCCGTTCCACCTGCTCGGGGTCGGTGATGTCGCACTGCACGGCGAGGAAGCCCGTCGGCGGCTTTCCGGAGCGGTAGGTGATGGCCACCTTGTCCCCCTGCTCCTGGAAGGCCCTCGCTATCGCGAGGCCGATGCCCCGATTCCCTCCCGTGACGAAGACGGACCGACTCACAGTGACTCCCTCTCTACCGCTCTGCGGCCAGGGCCGCAGGCTGCGTTGCGATGCCGGGAGGGCCCTACCGCCTCCCTGCGGTGACAACTATGGCCCTTTTTTTGCCTCTTAGGTTGGAACCATCCTGTTCCGGAATCGATGGGTTCTAAGAACCATTCGGTTCTACTTGCCACTTAGAACTCATAAAGATCCACTTTGTCGCACAGCACACAAGAACAGCTGGAACCGCATGGTTGCCGGAAGCATCTTCTTTTGGGCGACAAGCGCCTCTTCAACCCAAGACAACCGAATTGCGATCTTGCACATGTGTCACCAGCACTCCGAACTGACCCGCTTGCTCCGCTCCTGGCGGGAGCGTGTGAACCCCGATGAGGTGCCGGGCTTCTCCGCCCGGTATGGCCGGAGGCGCAAGCATGGCCTCACTCAGACTGAGGTAGCCGATCTCGTCGGCGTCAGCTTGCGCTGGTACAACAAGCTGGAGACAGGCACACCGGGGGCGTACAGCGATGACTTCCTCGACCGGGTCTCGAGGGTGCTGCTCCTCGATGACGACGAGCGTCACGCCCTCTACGTCTATGCCGTGCACCGGGAACCGGCCCCGAGGCTGCGGCCCGACACCAGCAGCCTCGACCCATACGTTGTGGAGTACGTCCGCCAGCACGAAATGCCGGCCTACATCTCAGACCTCGCCTGGGACTTGCGCGTCTACAACGACAAGGCGCTGAAGCAGTTCCCGTGGATGCAGTACGGGATCAACATCATGCTCTGGGTCCTTTCCTACCCCGAGGCCAGGATGCAGCTCATCGACTGGGAGGAGTCCTGGGCGAAGCCCATGGCCGCCCAGCTGCGGATGGCTGCCAACCAGAACAAGGACCACGCCCGCCTGACAGAGGTCGTCAGGGAGATCCGCGAGCGCGACGAGGACGCCCGCCGGATCTATGACCGCGACGTAACGTCGTACACCCACCCTGACGGTTCCCACAGGCGCCTGTACCTGCCACACCACCACGACCGGGAGTTCGAGGTCGTGTGGCTCGGCTTCGCGCCGCTGAGGGACCCGAGCATGCGTTTCATCGTCTCGGTCACCGCCGACAGCCAGATTCCGACCCCGCCGGCTGCCGACTAGCGGCAGCCAATGAACAAGCCCGGGGGTCATCGAGATGATCGATGCCCCCGGGCTCAACAGCGTCCAGCAGCAGACCGGGGCGAGGAACGACGCTCTCAGTGGACGCTGCCCGCGGTCCTGATGGGGATCTCTGGAATCGACCACGCATACTCCTCGCCCCACTCCGTCCGGTTCTAAACGGACGGGGGGATCTGGCTCCCGTGACCACCTCAACGGTCCTGACGGTGGCTGGGAATGACGGACGGAAGTGTGTAGAGCTGCGGCAGGATCACCCGTCATGGACTCCGCCATCGTCGCCGCCCTCATCACCACCCCCACCGCCATACTCGCCGCCGCTGCCGCCTACGCCGCAGGGCGCGCACAAGCACAGGCGGCCCACCGCGGCCCCGTGGATGCCATCCGCCGGCAACACCAACGTGAGGCGTACGCTGCCCTCGTCGCCGAGGTTGCCAAGTACGAGAAGCACATGTTCCGGGTGTACCTCGGCATCATCGACCCTGGGATGCAACATCACTGGAACGACACCCTCACCGTCCAGGACAACGAAGCCCTTGTCTTCGCCACCGCAGCCGTGCGCCTCGAAGGACCAACACACCTCGCCGATCTGGCCCACCAGATCGAACTCGCCTCGAACCACATCTACGGCGCCGTACTGGAACTCCAGCACGCCGAGGACCCCGTTGCCTCCCCCGCGAACACGAAGTTCGACGAGCGGCACGCCACCCTCAATGACAGGGCAAAGGCGTTTGTCGAAGCCGCCAGCGCACACCTCAACGGCACCGGCGGTCGTCACTGAGCGACCCGGGCGCCGTCCAGGGTGCGCCTGCGGACCGGAGGGCGGACGTTGAGGGTAGGGCTGGTAGGAATGCCCAGGTCAATGTCGGTCTGCCTGGGGAATCAAAACCGAGCAACTCTGAGGCCACCGCGAGCACCGGGCGGGGAATTTCAGGTATCGCCATCAGCCCCGGCCTCTTCAGCATCTGTCTCAGGCTCCGGCAGCTCCATCGCCTTCTGGAGGTCTGCGCCTGGAAGCTCCTTGTCCGCCGGCCAACGGATGACTCTTCGACCATCCGAGGGCTCCCGAGGAACGAACTGCCAGCCCTCCTCGCTGCTCCGGTCGTAGTCGATGACTACGTTTTCGCGGATCAGCCTGCGGATCATCCGCTCAGCTGATGCGGCGCTCGTCTCGCCGACTGTGTCGTCCCCAAGCTGCATTCGCATGTACACCTTGAGGTTTTTGACGGCGTACTTGTTGTGATGGGTGCTGACCCCGGTCCGGTCCACCTTGATGTCCCAGATGCTGGTCAGCAGTTCGGTCACGCGGGCAGCGATCGGCTGACGGCGAAGGGGCGGATCCATGTTCATGTACCGCTTGTTCACCGCCTGCGGCGATGCGCCGTACTGGGCAGCGATCTCAGCGTCAGACATGCCCAGGTGGAACAGCTTCACCAGCACGGCGTCAGTAGGCAGCTTGGCCACAGGGGGCAACCCTTCAAACACGGCTTCGCACGAACGAATTCTGGTCGCCCGAATCGGACGAGGGGACAGAGCCCACCGTAACACCGACACGGTCTCACACCAACTTGTGAAGTTACCACCCGGTATCAGGTTCGAGGCAACACCGGAGTGAGCTGCGTCTCATTCTTGTTGCCGGGTGAGATCACACGCCCGAGTAACACCTACGTACTTAGTGAGACCGAGCGAAAGCGAGGTCGAACAGACTCAGCAGAAATAAATGAATTAACTGTGTTAGAACGCTTCTTCCTGTTGATTTCCTAGATGACTTCTCTCTGGTTGAGATCCAGGAAGGCAATGGCCCCGGCTGCCAGAAAAGAAACCAGCCGGGGCCCCACTCGTCCCGTCGTGATGCAGCGCATCACACACATGCTCCGCCCCAGCGGACGGCCGGATGGGCCGGACTTCACGACGGGCCTCAAACCAAAGGGGGCTCATGCCCAGGGCCAAGAGCGTCTGCTTCGTGGGCGGTTGCCCCCGCACCACTGTGCGTGCCGGCCGGTGCGAGTCCCACGCGCCACCCCCAAGGGGGTGGCAGCTCTCAGCGAGGAACCGCAACCGTCCCGGCGACTTCCATACGAGGCGTGCCGCCGTCCTCGCTCGTGATCGCTTCACATGCCAGCGCTGCGGTTCCCGCAGCGAGCTTGAGGTGGACCATCTGATCCCCATCGCCAAGGGCGGCACGTGGGAGCTGTCGAACCTGTGGGTGCTGTGCCGGGCCTGTCATCGGCAGAAGACGTATTACGAGGACCGGAAGAGCTAATGCCGACTCGCCGCGGGCCCGCGCCCGACCCGAACGCCCGACGCAGGAACACGAACCACGCCCTTGGCGAGCACAAGCTGACCCCCACGTCCGGTGAGGGCCGCGCGCTGCCCAAGGCCCTGGGGATCGCCACGTCCGGGGCCAAGCGATTCTGGCGCACGTGGAGTTGTTCACCGCAGACCCAGCACTGGTTGGAGACCGACTGGGCCGAGCTGGAGCTGACCACCAAGCTCGTGGACGCCTTCTACGAGGGCAACGTGCGCCTGGCCGGGGAGATCCGCCAGCGCGTCGGTCGGTGGGGTGCAACCACGGAGGACCGAGCGAGATTGCGTATGGACTTCAGCCAGCAGGCCGAGCAAGAGGCCGCAGCAGCGGCGCAGGAAGCCGCAACAGATCTGGACGAGGAGCTGTTCAAGATGCTCTCGGAGTAGCGAAAGGCGGGTGAGCGATGCCGCTGACGGGAAACATGCCGGTTGGCGTCCCTCCCCGCTCCAGGAGCCTCGGCTACGAGATCATGCGCTGGGCCGAGAGGTACATCGTCCAGCCCGACGGCGAAGATGCTGGGCACCCATGGAAGTTCACCAAGGAGCAGTTGCGCTTCCTGCTGTGGCTCTACGCCATCGATGACAACGGCCGGTGGGTCTACCGGACTGCTGCCTTGCGCCGCGCCAAGGGCTGGGGCAAGACCCCCTTGTTGGCCGCCATCGCGATCATCGAGTTCATCGGCCCGGCCCGCTTCTCCCACTGGGCTGCCGAAGGCGAGCGCTGCTACACGTGCGGCAACCGGCCGCACACCGGGCTGCAGAAGCACCCGGTCACCAAGCGCGTGCCTCTCCCACTCGTGCAGATCGCCGCGACGTCGCTCGACCAGACCGCCAACACCCGCGACATGATCCGCGGCATGCTGGCCGAGAGCCCGGCCGAGCACGAGTACAACCTCGACATCGGCAAGGGCATCGTCCAGTTCAAGGGCGGCCGGCCCGGCCGCATCGAGCCCGTGACGTCGTCCTCCCGTGGTCTTGAGGGGGCGAGGCCCACCTTTGTCCGGCCCCGGCAGAAACGTCTCTGCCGGGGCCGGACCATGTCTTCGTCGTCTGCGACGAGGTGCACCACTGGGTTGAGAGCAACCAGGGTGTCTACGTCTGGGAGACCCTGGACCGCAACGTCCAGAAGACTGCGGGCGCCGGCAGTCGCCTGATCGAGACCACCAACGCGTTCAACCCCAACGAGAACTCCATCGCGCAGCGGACCTTCGAGGCCGCGATGGAGACCCGCGCCAAGGGCATTCTCTACGACTGCCGGGAAGCCGTCGGGGACGTCGACCTCAAAGACGAGGCCGCCGTTCGAGCAGCCGTCACCGAAGCCTACGGCGAGTCCCACTGGGTCGATGTCGACGGCATCGTCGCCGCCGTCATGGACCCGCGGACGTCGGCGGCCGTCGCGTATCGCTTCTACCTCAACCGGATTCAGGAGAACGCGGACGGCTGGCTCGTCAAGTCCGAGTGGGACGCCTGCCTCGACACCGACGACCCGATCCGCCCCGGCGATCAGATCGCTCTGGGCTTCGACGGCAGTCTTCGCGGCGACGCCACCGGCCTCGTCGGCTGCCGACTGCGGGACGGCAAGCTGTTCGTCATCGGTCTGTGGGAGAACCCGCGTGACCCACAGCAGCCCGACTGGGAGGTTGACGTCCTCGCCGTCGAGGCCGCTGTCCAGCGGGCCTTCGACACGTACCGCGTCGAGTGGCTGTACGCCGACCCTCCGTACTGGCAGGAAGCTATTGGCCGTTGGGCCATCGCGCACGGAGATGACCGCGTCTTCGAATACTGGACCAACAAGCCGATGCGCATGTGCGAGGCCACCGAGCGCTTCCACTCAGCCGTCGTCGTCGGTGATGTGAAGCACGACGGCGATCCGGACCTTACCCGGCATTGCCTGAACTCGGTCACCCGTGAAGTACCGCAAGGCTTGCTGGTCACCAAGGACTCTCCCCGTTCCAAGAGAAAGATCGACTTGGCCGTGTGCGCCATTCTTGCTTTCGAGGCCAGAGCCGACGCCATTGCGGACGGGCGGCTGAACGTTCGCAGGAGGCGCGTAATCGGCTTCTAGCGAGGCGCCACCCTTTGATTGTCCCCCCGAACGGATACAACGCAGTCGGACCCCCGCAGTCCCCCGTTGACTGGCTGGCCTATCTGCGCGGCAAGCTCACCAACCAGATCCCCGACCTGTTCCGGTACGCCGCCTATTACGAAGGCGAGCACCAGCAACTCGCCTTCTCCCAGGCCCGGTACAAAGCCGAGTTTCGCGAGGTCTTCGAGAACTGGCGAGACAACTTCTGCGGCTTGATCATCGACTCCGCGACCGAGCGCATGGGCGTGGAAGCGTTCCGCCTGCCGGACACCCCGGGTACTGACGAGGACGCTTGGGAGTTCTGGCAGCGCAGCAGCATGGACGTGCTCTCGAACGCTGTGCACCTGGACGCGATGGTCCAGGGACGCGCCTACGTACTGGTCTGGCCTGACAAGGACGGGGAGCCGTCGATCCGGCCCGTGTCCGCCGAGAACATGGTGGTCCAGTACAAGCCAGGTTCCCGCACCGAGCTGGAGGCCGCGGCGCGTTTCTTCATGGACGACTGGGGCCGGCAGTGGGTGACGCTGTGGACCGAGTCCTACATCTATGAGACCAAGCGCGGCGAGACCGAGTGGGAGAACGGGACCAGGAAGCCCAACTCGCTCGGTGTTGTTCCCGTTATCCCGTTTCACAACCGCTCTCGACTGTCGGGAGAGCCATACTCGGATCTCCACAACGTTATTCCGATCCAGGACGCGATCAACAAGACCGTCTCGGATGCTCTCACCGCCTCAGAGTTTGCGGCATTCCCGCAAAGGTATGTGACGGGCCTTGAGATCGTTGAGGACGATCAGGGAAACCCGATCGAACCGTTCCGCGTTGCGATCGACAAACTCCTCCAGGCCGAGGACCCCGCAGCAAAATTCGGGCAATTCGAAGCCGCCAATTTGAGCAACTACTGCGATCTGGTGGGGCTCCTTCTTCAGCACATGAGTTCCATATCCAGGACGCCCAGTCACTACTTTCTCGTAAACGGTGGTGCTCCGCCCTCGGGTGAGGCCATCATCAGCGCCGAGGCCGGGCTCGTCGCGAAGGTGCGGGAGCGCATGCTGCACTTCGGCGAAGCCTGGGAGAGGGTCATCCGGTTGTGCTTTGCCGTGAAACGGGACAAGCGGGCGAAGGCGTTCGCCATGGAAACTGTCTGGCGTGACCCGGAGTACAGGACCGAGGCCCAGCATATTGACGCGCTACTGAAGTTGCGACAGCTCAATGTTCCAGAAGAGCAGCTTTGGAGTGACGCGGGCTATACACCGTCTCAGATCAGCGCGTTCCGCGAAATGCGGAAAGCTGACGCGAGGGCCGCTGCGGATGTGCAGGCTCTCTGCCCGCAGCCGGAACAGCCCGGCCACGCTGGTGTGCCCGGTGAGGCGCAGGCAGCGCGGATGGCTGCGAAGTCTCCGCAGGGCAACGCCGGTAACGCGAATCGAAAAATCAACGAGAAGAAGTAGCCGGCCCGCCGAAATGGCGAGTCGATCCGAAAAGGATTCATTCATGGACGAGATCACCAACCCGCCTGCCGACGTCGCACAGGAGCCGAACGAGCGGGCCGCCCAGCCCGCTGATCCGGCTGCCGAGGCGGACAAGTGGAAGGCCATGAGCCGCGAGAACGAGAAGCGCTGGAAGCAGGCCGCCGCGGAGCTGGACCGCTTCCGGCAGGCCCAGATGACCGAGCAGGAGAAGGCCATCGAGCAGGCCCGCCAGGAGGCACGCCGAGCTGCGCTGTCCGAAGTCGGCACGTCTCTCGCTGAGGCCGAAGTCCGGGCGCAGGCAGCCTCCGCCGGCGTTTCCGTGCCGACTGACTACTTGGACCTCGCCCGGTTCGTCGGCGAGGACGGTCGGGCTGACCGCGAGAAGGTCACGGCGTTCATCTCGTCGCTCCCCAAGCCGACCCCGCCCGAGCCTGAGTTCCCTCAGCTCATGGGTGCGGGCTACCACCGCTCCGGCGGTGCTGCCGTCACCACCATGGACCCGAACGAGCTGGCGGACATCATCGCGGGCGGCTCCTTCATCTAACGACTCCCCGAAAGCCCCTCGGCCCCCCGAGGGGCTTCGTCATGCCCTCTGGAGAACAGCGCACTTGGCTCTCACCACCCACCATTTCAATCTTGACCCGCAGCAGGTAACCATTGCTGCGCTGGGTCTCCTGGACCGGCAGCTCACGCTCGGTGGCATCCCGGCCCGCTACTCCGAGCTGAAGTTCAGGGGCGGCCTCGGCGACGTGATCAACGTCAACCGCGAAAGCCGTGGCATCCCGGTGCAGGCCGCGGGTATTTCCGAGCCGATCTGGAACCCGGTCAAGGGCGACAAGAACAAGTTCGCCGCAGTCTCAGACAGGCCGCTGCCGACCAATGACCGGCTGGCGCCGGTCGGCTTCATCAACGAGAGCCGCTTTCCCGTCCAGTTGACCACGCTGGCGCAGAACGCGACCACGCTGTCAATGGAGCAGGTCGCGTTCGACCTCAAGCAGTTCGGTACCCAGGTGCTCACCAAGCTCACCAGGGGTTTTGCTGAGTACTTCGATGACACGACCGCCCTGTTCATCAAGGAGAACATCACCCGCTCCGGCCTCTCGACCGCGCAGAAGAAGGTCATCGGTGGCGACGTCGACGTGACCATTCCGCCGGCGGACGGCACGGGCGAGAACATGAAGGCTCGAGCGCTCGGACTGCGCACGGCCCTGGTCGACGCCCGCATGGCGATGAACCTGGCCAACGTGCCCGCCTCTGAGCGGTATCTGATCGCAGGCCCCGAGGTCGAGGCCATCCTTCTCAAGGATCCCGAGTTCGTCGCGGTGGACTACAGCGGCGACACCAACGCCCTGCGCCGGGCCGTCGTCGGCCGGATCTACGGCTTCGACATTGTGATCCACAACAGCTTCGGACTGGAGATGTACCTCTTCCACAAGTCCGCGATGCTCCTGGTCTCAGCCTGCCCGGCGATCCCGATGGGCGCCGTCAACGGCTCCGTGCAGAACATCAACGGCATCGCGACTCGGATGCTGATCGACTACGACTACGCCAAGAAGGCCGACACGATCGGTCTGGACACTATGTACGGCCTGTCCACGGTCCGGGAGGACCCGGACTACTCAGTGCGTGGTGTCGGCATCGGCGAATCGTTCGTGCGCGGGCTGAAGGTGTCGATCACCGAGAAGGCCGCGGGTACGAAGCCTGAGGAGCGGTAGCTGGGGGCGGCCGTAAGGCCGCCCCCATGTAGCACTAGCTCTGCTTCTTGATGTAGGAGATCGCCGACAGCCCCAGAGTGAACGCACTGACGAACGCTGCCGCACCCGATCCGATCGCCGTCAAGGGGGCCATGCCGAGTGCTACAAGCACGACGCCGGCGAGAAGGCCCACGACCGTGGAGCCCAAGAGAAGAGTCGTGACCTCAAGGGCCCGGTGGTTGCACACCGGCTGGGTCGGGTTGGTTGCCACGAGAAACCTCCGTTGAGTGAGCTTCACCGATGTCCGGACACACCTCACCTAGGTGGGTCCTTGAATTCGGCGAGCTAGCTCCAGGTCGGAGCTAGCGTTTCTCACTGCGCGTGGCGCTCAACAGGCTTCTCCAATACGAGAGTTGTGACCCGCCAAGGCTAGCCCATCGCTCGAACCTCAAGCAAACAGATGGAGTTGACGCGATGTACGCCACCGTCGACGAGGTCACCGCCCGCCTCTCCAGACCCGTGCTACCAGAGGAGCGTCCGAGGATCGAGGCCCTCATAGGGGACGCCTCGGCCTACGTCGCCGACTACTGCACGGGCGCCTGGGACCGGAGCAAGCCCCCCGCGATCTTCAAGACAGTTGTGTGCTCCGAGGTGATGCGCTGGCTAGCAGTCCAGCCCGGCATCATGTCGGAGCGCGTGGGGGACGTGGAAGTCCAGTTCGGCCCGACCTCATCCGCCCATCAGCTGTCGCCAGCGGCTAGGACTGCGCTGAAGCGGTACCGAAGCTCTCTCGCAACCATCCGTCTGGGGAGGGCATAGAGATTGCTACGCACCGTTCATCGGTTGATTATCTACCGCGCAGACGTGGAGGAATCTTCCTATACCGGGCGCCGGGACTGGCTGAACTCGCGCAAGGTCTTTGACGGCTTGGCCCACGTGCAGCCTGACCGCACCTTCGAGGCGCGCTCTCCCGAGCGCGAGACAGCGCAGGAGAGGTTGCGGATCTTCCTTCCCTGGGGCACCGACGTCGACTCCGCAGACCGCATCCGATTCGAGGGCAGGACCTACGAGGTGGACGGCAGCCCCATGCATTGGAACTACGGATCGATACGGCACGTGCGGGTCCGCGCTTGGAGGGTGGAGCACTGATGCCAGCAGCCTTCAGGCTCACGCTTTCCGAGGCCGCCCTCAAGGAGCTTGTCTCCTCGCCCAAGACGGCTGAGCTGAGCGCGAAGGCGGCGGAGGAGATCGCGGCTCTGGCCCGAGCTGAGGCGCCGAAGAACCGGCGCGGCTCATGGAACATGTACACCCGCTCGATCTCGGTCACCGCCTATGAGGAGGACGGTGTTGTGCACGCCGCCGTGCAGGCCGACCGACACCCGCTGTTGATCGAGTACGGATGGAAGGACAAGCGGGGCCGTCGCCACGCTGGCCGACACATCCTCAAGGGCGCCCTGCTGAAGGTCCGGAAGTGAGAATCGATCCAGTCTCCGTGGTCCATGGCTACCTGCGCAGGAAACCCGAGCTGGCTGACGCAGTGACCGGGGACCTGGTGGGCCGAGAGCCCAACCAGACCACCATCTACCTTGAACACGCAGGCGGCTACAGGGCAGTCCGCGACAGCATGGACCGGGCCGACGTCACTTTCCATGTCTACTCGGAGCACCGTGACCAGGCTGCCGAACTGGCCTACCTCGTACGTGAGTACCTGCTTGAGGATCTGCCCGGCCGCCAGGTAGGCGGCGCCCTGGTGCTCGACGTCGCCGACGGGATCAGCCCCCAGTACGCCCCGGACTCGACTTCCCGAGAACACTCATACCTCGGCGAGGTCTCCCTATTCATTACCAAGGGATAGCACGTCCCTCTCACCCGCCCCCAGCGTTGGGGGCCTTTTTCATGCCTACCCGAGGAGACACACCATGGCTGCTGACGCCAAGGGAAACGACGCCGGCCGGATCCGCTTCGCCCCAGACGGGGCCCTCTACTTCGCGCCCCTCCCGAAGTCCGGCGCAGATCTCACGCCTCCAACTGACTGCGGTATCAAGGGCGTTGCCCCGAGCGGCTACACCCCAATGGGTTACGTGGATGAGGGTGGCGTGACCATTACGCCGTCGATCTCCTCGGACCCGGTGAAGGTCTGGCAGAGCGCAGTACCAGTTTTGTACAACGTGAAGGAGGCATCGTTCCAGGTCAAGGCCACCTTGCTTGAGACGAACCTCGCCACCACGGAACTCTTCTTCGGCGCGGAGTGGAAGCCCGCGACTGAAAAGGGCTCGGACGGAACTGAGAAGCCGATCAAGGACACCTGGCGCCTGGACCTGTCCAGCACCCCGGAGCTGAGCGAGATCTCCCTCGTCGTGGACTGGTCGCAGGGCGCCGTGCAGTACCGCGCGGTGATCGAGCGGGCGATGATCTCCGACCGGGGCGCCATCCAGCTCCAGCGGGCCGAGGCCGGAAAGTTCGAGCTGACCATCGAGGCCCTGGACGCCTCCGGCCGTCTGGGCTACGTCCTGACCAACGACGCGATCAAGGACGGCGCAGTACTCCCCGGCGAGAAGTTCGAGGCGGACCTTTCGCAGGAGGCGGTGAAACAGGGCGGCGAGGTCCACGTCACTGGTAAGGGCGCAAAGCCGAACACTGCTGTGACCGTCACCACCGGTGCCCCGGAGCTGGTGGCCGACACTGGGAGCGCCTCTCCGACCGGTGCCTTCGACATCCGGGTCACGGTCGCCGAAGATGCACAGCTAAAGGACTACACGATCAGTGCGAGCGATGGCGAACACTCGGCGCAGGCTGGCACGCTCTCCATTGAGGCCAAGGACCAGTCCATCTAGGCGGGTTCTTTAGGATCAGCGCGCTGGTCAGAGGAAGATGCGTGCGAGGTGGAGTCCTGCGAGGTAGACGGTGGTGCCTTCTCGTAGCGGGTGGCGATGCCGCGCCCACTGCGCGTCAGCCAACGGCACACCCGGACCAACGCCTCAGCCGATCCGAACGGAACGGTCTCAGCCGCCGATTACGCCCTCATAGCCGGCCGCGTCCAACAGCTCGCCCAGCGTCACATCCAAGCCCGCTGCATCGTCCACCTCAAGCTCGAACAGCCAGCCATCGCCGTAGGGATCGGTGTTCAGCGTCTCCGGCGCGCCGGTGAGAATATCGTTGATTGCCACGACCTTGGCTGCAAGCGGGGCATAGATGTCATTGACCGATTTCGTCGACTCCACCTCGGCAAGCGAATCACCAACCGCCGCGTCCTTGCCAGGGTCCGGAAGTTGCACGAAGACGACGTCTCCGAGCTGACTCTGCGCGTAGTCCGTGATCCCAACCCTCACACGGTTCGGGGCGATCCTTTGCACCCACTCGTGTTCCTCGGTGTACCTCAGGTCTCCGGGAGTTTCAGGCATGACCTCTCCGTCCACTACTGCCCCTGCTGGCCTACCCCGGCAGGAGCGCCGCCTCGTGCGGACAACGATTCCCTTGATCGGAAAGAAACGGCCTTGCGTCGACCGGCCGTGAGCCGTGCTTTCCCCGTGGCGGGGAGGGAAAAATCCCCGCCCCCTTCCTCTCATACCCCCGTATCCCGGGGCTTTCTTGTTTCCAGGAGTACACCCATGGCTTCTACTGCGAATCAGGCTGCGTCCGCGAAGACCGCTGCGAAGAAGGCCGAGGCCGAGGCCGGCCCGACAGCCTTCGAGTACCGCGGCCTCACCTTCGAGGTCCCCAATGCGCTCGACATGCCGCTTGAGCTGCTGGAGGCCGAGGACGAGCTGACGGCCGTCCGACTGATCGTCGGCGATGAGCAGTGGTCGGCCTACAAGGCCACCCGACCGACGATCCGCGAGTTCGGTGAGTTCGCTGACCTGGTGGCGAAGGCTTCCGGTCAGGGCGACTCGGGAAACTGATCACGACCGTCCGCGTCATTCAGGGGTTCAGCGACGAGCTGGAGGCAGATCTTCTCGAATTTTTCGGGGTCGATCTGCTGGACCTTTGGCGTGGGCGGCTCTCGATACGCCGCGTGGGCGCACTGATCACCTCTCTGTGTACGAAGCCCGGCCGGTCCACGCTGCTTGCAGCGATGAATGAATCATCGGCCTGGGACACAACTGAACATCTCCTCGCCCGAATCAGCGACGGCATCGAGCTGTCGAACTACCTCTTCATCCAGGCCAACTCCTCGGAAGACACCGGCCTCGAACCTCCGACGCCGCTGCCTCGTCCGGGACAGCCTGAACAGCAGCCGGAACCAACGTTCGAGTTCGCCTCCGGCGCTGACGTGGCCTCTTTCTTCACGCAGATGAACAACCTGTAGGGGGCCACATGGCGAGCCGCGGAAGGGCACCGGTCAAGGTCGGGTCCGGCTACATCGAGATCTTCCCGGAGCTGTCGAAGACGGGGTTGGCGCGGATGCGTACCGACCTCACCCGTCAGATGACGCGGGCAGGAGAACAGGCTGGCAAGGCGTTCTCCCGCTCGATGGGCCAGGGCTTCTCCGGCATCGCCTCGGTTGCGGCGAAGCAGGCCAAGACGGCTGGAAAGATCACCGAGAAGGAGGCGCTGGACACCTCCAACAAGCTGCGGCAGGTCGAACGCAGCCTCACCCGCTTCCACGGTGAGGAGGCAGGCCGGCAGTTCCGCACTTACCGCAACCTCGCCAAGCAGCGGGAGCAACTGGAGCAGGGCACCAGCGCAGCAACTCGCCGGGCCATCAACGATGTCGTCCGAGCCAACCGTCAGGCGGTCGAGGAGTCGATCCGCGATGAGCGGGCCAAGGCTCAGGAGAAGCAGCGGCTGGAGCGCGAGGCACGTGCAGAGACTCGCCGCCGCGTCGCCGCCGAGCGGACCGAGGAGCGTGCTCTCGCACGTGAGGTTGCGGAGGCCAAGCGCGAGCAGGCAGCGGCAGCCCGCCAGGCCGCCGCCGAGCAGAAGGCGGCAGAGCGTGAGGTTCAGCTCGCCGTTCGCCAGCGCCTGGCCGAGGAACGCCTCGCGATCCAGGCCCGCACCAACGCTCTGCAGAACGAGCTGCGTGACCTTGCGGCACAGCGCCGGGAGTACGCCAACACCATCAGCGCGAATCAGCGTCAGCTCCGCGGCTTCATGGCCGAGCACCGTGGCAGCACCAAGAGCGCGGCCGAACAGTGGAAGTCCCTCTCGCAGGGCACGGAGACGTTCGGCACGAACTTGGAGCAGGTCGGCCGGTCGATCACGCAGAACCTGGTGGCTCCGCTCGCGCTGGCAGCGGGTTACGTGACGAAGATCGGCACCCAGTCCGCGGACATGCAGTTCCTTTCGTCCCGGGGTCTGGAGCGGGCCGGCTTCGACAACACGGATGTCATGAAGGGCATCAAGTCCATTCAGGACTTCGCCGTTCGGACGCCCTTCTCGCTTGAGGACATGACGGATAAGTTCCAGCAGCTTGCGCGGAACTTCCAGTCCTACGGTGACTCCACGGGCGAGTCCCTGAAGAAGAGCGAGAAGCTTATTCAAGGTATCGCTGACTTCGCTGCCTCGTACGGTGTGCTGGACCCTGAGCGGGTTAAGGGTGCCATGTACAGCGCGGACATGATGATGGACATGTCCAAGCTCAACACCCGGAGCTTGAAGCAGTTTTCGCGTGGCACCGGCATTCCCATCAACGAGCTGGCGAAGATGGCCGGGTTCAAGACCTCGGGCAAGGGCGACGAGGACACCGAGGCCAAGGAGTTCCTGGCGAAGGTCCAGGAGCGAGGTGAGGGCGTTTCCTCGAAGTCGTTCTTCGCCAACTTCCTCAAGGCGTACGACACTCGCAAGGGCGTCAAGGGAACGGCCGAGACCCTGGGCACCGGCTCAATCGGCGGCGCACTCCAGGCTGTCAAGGAGCAAGCTCAGCTCAACTTCGGTAAGCAGTTCGGCGACTTCAATCCGGAGACCGGCCGATTCGAGTGGACCGAACTGGGCGAACGCGTCCGCAGCCTCGTCGCCCGTCTCGGCAAGCTCCTGGAGGACCCCGACTTCAAGCACCTCACCGGCGGTCTCCTCGGCCAGTTCGTCCGAGCGCTGGGGCTCCTCCTCACTGGGGTCGAGAAGACGGAACGGCTGCTCAACGATCACCCGTGGCTCAAGGACCTGGTGGCCAAGGCCGTCAAGGTCGCTGCGGCTCTCGGCCCCCTGGCCATCGCTATCGGCCTGGCCACAAAGATCCTCGGCAAGGTCGGCAAATCGTTCCTGCCGGTACTCAAGATCGGCGGCGGCCTAGCCAAGGGCGCTCGTGGAGCGCTCCGCACCGGTAACCAGTTCCTGGCAGGCGTGACGGCTGGCCGGGGGAACTTTCGTGAGGCGTACCGTGAGCGGCGCGCAGAGTCCCACGGCGGGGACGACCGCTCCCTGATGCGGCGCGGGATCGACCGGATGCGCGGCCAGGACAGCCGCGCCGAGTCCGTACAGCTGAACACCGAGGCCGCGGAGCGCGCTCTCCGCGAGATCGATCAGAAGATCCAGACGGTCAAGGCCGCCATCCGCTCGTTGAATGAATTGCGGCTGACCAACCTCGCCGAGTCACTGGGCGGGGAAATGGGCGCCTCGGTGAAGGCCGGCGCCCGGGACGCTGATCAGCGGATCGACAGTGCGCGACGGGGCGTCCAACAGCTCAACCAGGCCGGACTTGGTGAAATCACCGCCAAGGTCCGCACATTCTCCGAGGCCGCCAGCAGCGCTGAGCAACAGGTGAAGCAGACGCACGGAGCGGTGCGGAACCTGAACGACGCCAAACTCGGCATGGTCCGTCAGCAGGTCGAGTACCTGAAAGACAAGTCGGATACGGCCAAGCGCCACATAGCGAACGTCGGCTCCGAGGTGGGTCAGCTCAATGACCGTTCCCTGTCCCAGATTCGAGGGCGGTTCACCTCGACGCTGACCCCGGCGGTCAAGGGCTCGTACAGCGAAGCACGGGACCTCAACAGCAAGATCAAGGACATCAACGGGCGGGGCCTCAGCAGCATCACGTCGAAGGTCCGGACGCTCCGCGACGCCCTCGACCAGGCGGAGGGCAAGGCCGGAAAGCTCGAAGGGAAGATTGCAGCTGTCAACGGCCTCACCGGCTTCGGAGGGGAGGGCAATGGCAAGCACCGTAAGCCGCGCCCGAGCAAGCACGCGCTCGGTGGCGTCATTCCGGGCTACGCCCCTGGCGTAGACAACTACCCGGCAATCTTGAGCCCCGGCGAGGCCATCCTGCGGCCCGAGGTGGCTCACGCGCTCGGCGCCGACACGATCAACCAGTGGAACGCGGCGGCAGCCCGAGGCCACATCTCCCGCCATGCGAAGGGAACGGCCGGAAAGGGGACACGCAAGTCGGGCCCCTGGCCGCTGTCGATCTTGGGCGAGCTGTGGGACTCGATCAACCTCGGCCCGGCGGCGGGCGCCTTCGGTGGCGGTATTCAGATGGCCTCGGCGGGCCGGGCGATCGGCGGCACGACAGGTCGCAATGTCGGGCGCTGGGGGTCGCAGGCCGGTGGTGACGCGGCTGGCCGTGGCGCCCTGAACCGCTTCGACAACCTGCGCGAGTTCGCCACGAACCGAATACCCGGGCTGCTTCGGGCCGCCCCCACAGGCATCGGGAACATCCTGGGCCTGGTGGCGGGCGCTGTGGCCCCGACCGCAGGTCAGCTCTTCTGGGATGACATCTGGAAGGGTCGGGGCAACATCGTCCAGCGCGGAGCGAAGTTCACCGCTGACCTGCTGAATCCGGAAAACCTCTGGCAGATGCTCGAGGACGGGGTGGGCGGTCTCTGGGAGACCGTGAAGTCCATCGGCGGACTGATCAAGAAAGTGGCGACCGACGGCCCGGCAGCGGTGCTGAAGGAAGGCATCGAGGCCATGAAGTCCATGTTCTCGGAGATGCTGGCCGGGGTCCGGGACATGATCCAGTCCGTTCAGGATCTCATCGCCAACCCGGCCGAGTTCGCGCAAGAGGTCTGGGAGAACTTCTGGGCGCGAGCCAAGGAGGCGATGCCCAATACCGAGGGGCTGTTCAAGTTCGCGGACGGCGGGATCGTCCCTGGCGGATACGCGCCAGGCAACGACAGCGTCCACGCACTCTTGTCCCCCGGTGAGGCGGTACTGCGGCCGGAGGCGGCCCGCTTTCTCGGCTTCTCCGCTATCCAGCAGCTCAATGCCGGAGCGAAGTCGGGCTCGCTGTCGGGCACCGCCCAGGGCGAACCGACGACTGCTGTTGCCGCCCCCGATGCCACGGCGTTCGAGGAAGCCGCCAAGCAGACCGTTGATGCAGTGGCGTCGATCGAGGCCGCGCTGCGGCAGCTCCGCGCAACCTCCGATACGTCCTGGGTGCAGATCTCCCAACGGGCCACGACGACGGTCGACGGCCAGCTCGTCCCCGCCTATCAGCGTCAGCGGAGTTTCCTGACCGGGCCACTGTCTCAAGCAAACCGACAGTTCCAGTCCATGAACCAGGGCGTCTGGTCCGACGTCCAGAGCACCACTGGTTCCGCCTCGGGCCGGGTGATTGATTCATTCACCCGCCTGCGGTCCGGGCTTCAGGGGCTGTCGAGCTTCTTCCGGCAGACGGGCCAGGCGATCGAGAGCACTTGGCGCTCGTCCATGTCGTACGTGGACTCCTCCACCAGGAGCACACTCGCCGGGCCGTACAACCAGGGCGCGGTCTCGATGATGAGCGAGATGGCGAAGCTGGCCGGCACCAAGGCCCCACTCCGCACGCTCGCCTTCGCCCGTGGTGGTGTCGTTCCCGGCTATCAGCCGGGTGTGGACTCTGTCCCTGCCGTACTCAGCCCCGGAGAAGGAATCCTTCGCCCGGAGGTCGTTCGCGGCCTCGGAGCAGAAACAATTCTGCATTGGAACGCGATGGCTCGGCGGAGTGGGAACGCCTTCGCAGGCGGCGGCATCGTCGGGCCGGCCCGCTTCGGCGGGCAGTCCGGTAGCGACTGGGTGAAGCGGCACAAGGACGACGACTACGACGGCTACGCCTCCGCGTTCAAGGCCGGATGGAAGGGCGTCGTTCAGCCGATGCTCGACACGGTCGGGCGCACCTTCGGCCTCTCCGGAGACCTCGCGAAGCGGGGCTTCCAGGCTGGCCGACCGTGGCTGGAGAAGTGGACGTCGTGGGTCGATGGGCACACCACCGGGGGCGGTGCGGTCGTCAAGCTCGCGTTGTCCGAGTTCGAGCGGGAAGCCCCGATGGTGGGCGGCTCGAAGTACACCGGCGGCGATGCCGAGGCTTGGTGTGCCGACTTCGTGAGCTGGATCGTGGATCACGCGGGAGCGAACGCCGCGTACGGCGGGAGTCCGAAGGGCACTCCACGGAATCGCTGGCCGGCAGTGGCGACCTGGAACGGCGCGATGCGCCATGTCCCGGTCTCCCAGTCCCAGCCCGGCGACCTGCTGACCTACCGGGGCGACGGCCACATCAACATCAAGACCGGTCCCGACGAGACGGTTGGAGGCAACGAGTCCAACTCGCTCCGCCGTCAGCGGGGTTACTGGCGGAGCGCTACGGCGGCACTCCGGCCCACCGGTGGAAACACCTCAGCGGACGGTCCCGTTTTGAACGCGTGGCCGGGCAGTACCCCGAAGTTCTCGGGAACGCTCGGTGGGGGCGTGGACTCGGCGATTGGTCGGTACATCGCGAAGGCGATGTCCCTGACCGGGGTGAGCGAGCCGAAGTGGGCCGACGGTATCGCGACGATCATTCGACGCGAGTCCGGCGGCAACGTTCGCGCGGTCAACGGTTGGGATTCCAACGCAGCAGCCGGCACCCCGTCCAAGGGCCTGATGCAGGTGATCGAGCCGACGTTCCGGGCCTACCACCAGGCCGGTACGCGCTGGGACATCTTCGATCCGGTGGCGAACATCGCTGCCGCGATCAACTACATCCGCGGCCGGTATGGGGACATCAGCCGCGTACAGCAGGCCGACCCCAGCAAGCCCCCCAAGGGCTATTGGACAGGGACGGCCTACGCCTCGCCGGGCCTGGCCCTGGTAGGCGAGCGGGGCCCCGAGCTGGTGAATTTCCGTGGCGGCGAACGGGTCCACAACGCAGGTGAAACCCGCAATCTGCTCGGCCCCCGCTACGAGATCCATATCCATGAGGCCAAGCACGAGGACACCACGCAGGCCGTCATTCGTGGCCTCAAGTACGTGGAGACCATGTACGGCATGTAAGAGATCGAGGTGTGCATTGCCCATTCCGGCGTCCTGGGATTTCCTCCCCGAGATACCTCCGGAGAGCATCCCGTCCCCGCCGATTCCGAAGAAGTGGGGGCACACCTACGTCTCGATCACCGGAAGCAACGGTGAGGGGGAGGAGATCCCCCTCACCGGCTTCGAGGGCCCCTACTGGCCCAACATCTTCATGCAGGCCGGCGCGACCGGTCTCGACCTCCCTCCCATGGAGGTCCGCTCGGATACGAGCCCGAACCTGGACGGCTCGATGTACCGCAGCACCCGGGCCGCGGCCCGCGAGATCATGCTCCCGCTCTTCCTGTACGGCATCGACCGGTACACCGTCCGGCGCCTGAAGCGGCAGCTGATCCAGGCCCTCAGCCCTCTCAACGGGCCCTGCGTGCTGAAGATCCAGGAGTCGGGACTGCCACCCCGCTTCTTGACCTGCTGGTACAAGGACGGCCTGCAAGGCGACGAGTCCGAGGAGAACGCGGGCTTCCGTTGGATGCGATACGGCATCCAGCTCACGGCCATGGACCCCTGGTACTACGGGGAGAGCTTCCACGTCGCCGAGTGGACCTTCGGTACCGGTGCCCCGTTTCTGAAACCGGCCAGCAGTCTCTTCCCGATCACCGTTAGCGAGGGCCTGATCTCCCGCCCTGACTTCCCCGTCACCAACCCGGGCGACACCGCCGCATGGCCCATCTGGAAGATCGAGGGGCCAGTGAGGAAGTTCCGGCTCTCCCACGGAAAGCGCGCCTTCGGCATCGACGGCAACGACAAGGACGTCATCCCCGGCGGCACCACGCTCACCGTCGACACCCGGCCCGGTCACAAAACGCTGATGGACGACACCGGCAAGAACTACTGGCCCCTGTTGGACAAACGCCCAGCGCTGTGGCCGCTCCCCGCAGGCCGCTCACAGATCGGCGTCGATCTGGTCCCCGGCAGCACCAACGCCAGGCTCCGTCTGACCATCCGCCCCCGCTTCGAGACCTACTAAGACATCGAGACTGGGCAGCCCGGCACCCTCGGTAAGAGGCCGGGTCCACCACAACTGCCTCACCCACGACTAATACGGCGCGTGTCGGCCCACGCGAGGACAGCGTCGCAGCACTGCCCGGCCACCCCCAGCGTCACCAGCGCCCAAACAGTGGCGGGCTGGTGCACGTGACCTGTGGCGATAGCCAGCGTGACACCGCCACCGCTGATGGCACTCCATCGAACCGACGGCCGGGGGAAGCGGAAGACGAGATCCCGTCGCTTCGAAGACGGCCCGTTGTTTGGGTTGTTGGACTGCAAGTCGACGCCCCCTAGGCAGAGTTGACAGCACATGGCTCCTGACGAGGGAAGCGCGTGCGCACGACGCATCCAGCGGCTAGCTTGCCAGACCCGGGACCTTAGAAAGAAAGGATTCGCCATCACTAATTTACCGAGTCAGGGGCTCTGAACTTACTTAAGTTTGCTATCGAAGGCGTGATGGGTCGATCCACCTTCACTTGTAAACGACATCGTTTTCCATAGCCGCTTGATCGTAGAGAACGGGCGGGCGCGAGTGATCCCCATCACACAATGCGAGGGGGTTAATTACCCGTCACCCCGCGCTCCAGCTGAGCGGCCTCTTGGTCGGCACCTTTGATCCCGCTCACGACGACCTACGCGACTCGGAGCCCTTTGAGGCCGCGGACGCTGCGGCAAGTCTGCGGTATCCGACAAACGCGAGCACGAGCACGGTTGCTCCGGCCACACCGGCAAGGCCGGTCAGGCATCGAGCCCACCACGTGGCGTCATTATTTGGATCAAGGGCCCAGAGCACGACTACGGGGCTCCAAACGAGGAGCAGGAAGCCCCGGGGGTTCCACCACTTCCATGCCCTCGTGCCGTCCAGGTTGATCGGGAAGATCCAGGGCGCCAGGAACTCCGTCCACACAACATGCGACAGCCAGCGGTGGCGCTTCGGCATGACAACCCACATTTCATCAGACGCATCGATCGGTACAACCGTAACCGAGCAGAGCAAATAGCAACGTTCTGCCTAAGAGGCGCTTAGGGGTGCTATTGGGGTACAGAATCGAGGTTCGTGGCCGTCCCGATGACAACGGGCTGATTCACCGGATCGGCGAGCTGGACACCTGGATCAAGCTGGACCTGGTCCTGCGCTACAACGCCCCAGGCACGTGGCAGCTCCTCGTCAAGGACCGGACACGGCAGGCAAAACTCCTGGAGAAAGGCGGCGGCATCGCCGTCTGGCTGGACGGCCGCGACAACGCACCGATCTTCACCGGTCAGATCGAGCAGTTCCAGCGGTACTGGACAACCGAGCAGCACACCGCTGAAGGCTCTGTGTACGTCGGCGGGAAGTGCGACAACAAGATCCCCTACGGATACCTGGCCTTCCCCGGCGTCCAGGGCTGGAGCACGGACGCAATGACGGTCCTCCCGGCGAACGAGCAGTGGAAGGACCGCGACCGCGATGCCCGCCCGGTCGGCGAGGAGGCCGGTCAAGCCCTGTGGGTAGAGATGGACCTCGCCTTCGGCGCCCGCGCACTGCCCGGCCGCAAACTTCCCGCCGTCTCCCTCCGACCAGCCCAGGCGCCCGGCCAGCCCGGCATTCCGCCGAAGATCGGCAAGAAGGTCGCTGGCACCGTCCGCTACGACAACATCGGCTCCCTGGCGGAGAAGTGGACCAAGGAAGGCGGAATCGGCTACCGCTTTCTGTGGCACCCGGACGAGAAGAAGATCAAGCTCACCACCTTCGAGCCGCAGGACAAGACCGACTCCGTTCGGTTCAGCCCCGAGCTGGGCAATCTCCGCGAGTACGTAGCCACCCTGACGGCTCCCCGGGTGACCCGCGCCATCGTCGCCGCTCAAGGCGAAGGCAAAGACCGCTACATCCGCCAGTACCCCGAAACCGGGTACGGCCCGGATGGGCTTACCGACGACGAGCGCGAGTGGGGGCTCGTCGCCGAGGCGTTCATCGACCGCCGCGACATCCCCCTCAAGACCGACGCCAAGGGCAAGCCAGTCCTCAACAAGCCCAAAGACGCAGGGTTCACGCTGCCGCCCGGCGCCAAAAACGAGGCCGAGGCCCTGAAGGTCTACCGGGACGCGATGAAGACGGCCGCGGAAGCCGTATTGAAGGAATCAGAGAAGAACGGCAACTTCCAGATCTACCCGATCCAAACCCCTCAGTGCCGATTCGGCATTCATTACTTCATCGGCGACAAAGTATCCGTCGACATCGACGGCGAGGTCTACGAGGACATCGTCCGCGAAGTCAACATCACCGTCGAAGACGGAGGCCGCACAGAAACGGTCGTCCCGAAAATCGGCGAGCAAGGAACCGGCGAACCACTGAACCTTTACAAGCACATATCTGACATGCGCGAGAAGCTGCGCAAGATGGAATCGAGGATGTAATGGCGGAGATCAGTTTCCCGTTCGAGAAGGACGGTGGCGAAGGGGGCCGGCAAGCCGTCAGTCAGGTGGACTGGCAGAAGATGGCCACCATGTGGGGCGGGGACCGGGTCGCGACCCGCATCACCGCTGCCTCCCCCGACGCGGCAACCCTCCCCTTCTACGCCAAGATCCTCCCCAACACCCGCACCCTGGAGATTCAGGCTGGCGAAGCCTGGGTGGGCGGCTTCTACTACACGCTCGAAGGGACCCGTCAGTTCGAGATCGGCCCGAACTTCGACAAGGCAAAGGACCGTCGAGACGTGGTCGTCATTCGCGTCGACCACACCAAGGGCTCGGTGAACATGGCTGTTCGCCAGGGCCAGCCCTCGTCAAACCCGGTTCCGCCCCAGCCGATCCGCGAGGCTGGCCAGCAGTGGGAGATGGTGATCTGGGAGGTCTTCGTTCCCAGGAACAACGGCACTCCCCAGTTGTACGACCGGGCCCCCTTCGATGCGCCGAATCGCGCTGCCTTCCCCTGGTGGGCGGCAGACTCGACCCGGTTCCTTCCCCAGGGGACGTTCGCTCTCGATCTCGACAGCGACGCGCGGCACGTCCAGGAGGAGATCTACAAAGGCCGCGACGGCGTGGCCACGGCCCGCACGCTGGGCAAGTCGTGGAAGTACGAACCTGAACTGGTCAAGGCTGCCTCCCGCCCCAAGGGACTGTCGCTGCGGGGCCGCTGGCGCTGGGTCGCCCCCAACCTGTGCTGGTTCTCCGTGGACCTCCACAACGGCTCGAACACCGACATCAAGGCCAAGGAAGGCGCCCTGTCGTTCACCTTGCCGCACTACATGAACGGCCTTCTGGGCCAGTCCTTCTCTGGCTTCATGCTCAACAGCGGCTACCGGGGCGGCCTGCCCAACTATGTGTCGATCACCGGCATGGCCTGGGCCGGCAACCGCGGCAAGACCATCCGCATGACCTACCCCAACCCGAAGTATCCCTCTGAGGGCCTGGACTACCTCACAACCTTCCCCTCCCAGAGTTCCATCGTGATCTCCGGCTTGTACGAGACAAACGCCTTCAACGAGTAAGGAGCCGCGATGACAGAGCGCTATCTCTTCGGCGGCAGCGCCGCCGACGTCGCCGAGGACGTGGACGGGAGTCGGATCGCCGGAGCACCGGTCACCATCTGGGATGGCCCCGCCGACACCGCCACCCGCGTCTTGGACCTGGTGGACGTCGGCAATGGCGCGCAGATGGATCAGTCCATCTTGATCGCCGACGAGTTCGGCTTCATCCCCCCGTTCCTCGGCCCGCCCTGCGTCGAGCGACTGTGGGCAAAGGCCGGCTCGGTGCCCACGCGGGTCGAGTTGGTGCAGATGAGTCTGGCCGACCGGTTCAACAAGCACACGTCGACCGACCCCGACCCTCACAAGGACCGCGAGTACACGGACCGTAAGGTCGCCGAAACGATCAAGCGCTCCGGACAGAACGAGGTGGACACCACACCATCCGAGGCGTGGCTGAACGTCGAGACGGCTTCGGGTACCAGCGACGTGTTCCGTCTGAACCGCTCCGGCGATGTCGGCACCCGGCTCAAGAGCGACGGCACTCTCCACATCCGGCCGTTCACGGACAACACGGGCCTGGTGGTCCTCACGAACAACACCACCGCGAGCACCAGCGCCATCAGCGTGCAGGGCGGCACGGACGGTGTTACCTCGGTCTTCCAAGTCCGAAAGAACGGCAACGTGTCGGTGACCGGGACGATCCAGTCGGATGCCGAGGTGATTGCCCCGAATGTAGGCAGCGCCCGCGTCTTCTCCGGGCCGGTCGATCCAGGCTCGCGCGTGGCACTCAGACCGGGGGATGTGTGGGTGAAGTATGGCTAATGCTTGGCAAGTGTACGACGGCTCCGCATGGGTGACCCCAGATGTCCGTTACTACACCGGCACAGGGTGGACCACCAAGGTTCCGCAGGTGCAGATGTGGGACGGCAATGGCTGGCAAGGCAGCAGTCCTACAGCTCGTGCTTTCCCCGTCTTCGCGGGAAGCAATTCCCGCGAATATGCGGGGCCTCGGTACGTCAGCCTGCCTGTCCCCCAGGAGGCCCGTGTGATGGATTTCGTGGTGTCGGTCTGTGCCAACCGGTCCACGATCCCGCAGCTAGTGCATCCGGCCCTGCGGACGCTTCCGCAGACCTACACCTATACCGAGGACGGCGTGTACTTCTCCGCCGCCGCCTTCCCCTACCTGGGAACTGATGACGGCCCGGTCATTTGGGACCTCGGCGAACGCGCGAAACAGGGCGTCGTGATCAACATGGTCTACAGGTACGGAGACGTGACAAATAGGAGCGTTACCCCCGTATCGGCAGGATGGACGTTTCGGAACGTCAGCGAGATTCCGCTGATGCCAGCCAAGAAACACACCTCGATTTTCGCGGCCGTGGTGTTCGCCAAAGACTTCTCCAGCTTCCGCTGGCCCGAAGGGGTCACGCCTCGCGAAGCACGCAAGGCAACCTTCGGCAAAGTGGGCATCAGCATAGTGACGGCTGACACTTCCAGGGTCGGCGCTTCTCCCGGAAATCTGCTGCTGAACACCAAGACACCGTTGGCCGGCCTCTACCTGATCACCATTCCCGGGCGAGACGAGGCCCGACCTACATGACACCCAACGGCATTCTCAACTTTGCCGCCACAGCCGCGTCGGTCGTGGCGGCTTTGGTTTTGGTGAGGGCGACATGGCACACCCAAACCTCGCGTGTCTGGAAGGAGGAAGCCGAGGCGCAGCGTACTCGTGCTGATCGCCTTCAGGCCGACATGGACGAGATCAAGGAGCGGCTGGCCCGTATCGAGACAGAGAACCAGCGCCTGGTCCACCTCCTGATGGCACTTGATCCCGAGCGGGTGGCCACCCAGCGTTTCTGACCCAACTTCCCACCATGCCCGGCTATTCGGCCGGGCCTTTTCCATGTCCCAGGGAGGACTGCTTGACACAGGTTTCCAAGGTTCTGTCCATTGCTCAGGATGAGGTCGGCTATCGAGCCCAGCGAGCCCCCGGCGAGCGGCCGTCCGGCCATCAGAAGTACTCGGGCCAGGTGCCCGGCCTTGAATGGTCCAACTACCAGCCTTGGTGCGCAACTTGGGTTTCCTGGGTCGCGATGAAGGCCGGTGTCGCCAATCTGTTTCCACGCACCGCATCCGTGTGGGCCGCGATGCAGTGGTTCAAGAACAAGGGCCGCTGGAGCGCGTACCCGGCCATCGGTGCACAGGTCATTTACGGCACGACCGGCAGCACGCACACCGGCCTCTGTGTCGGATACGACGAGACGTGGATTTACACGATCGAGGGCAACACGTCCCTGACCAACGACGCCAATGGCAACGGCGTGATGAAGCGGCAGCGTCGCCGCCGCTACGCCTACGTTCACGGGTACGGCCTGCCCGCGTACGCCGAGGGCATCGTCACTGCGGATCCGGGCCTGAAGGGGAAGGCCGGGTTCATCTACAAGGCCGCCGCGTCCGGGCCGGCCACCAGCTCGGAGGGCAAGGCCCCGTCCACGGGCAAGTACAAGATCAAGAAGGGTCAGACACTCAGCGGCATCGCGGCCCTGCTGGGTGTTTCGCTCGCCGCCCTCCTGGCGGCCAACCCCCAGATCAAGAGCCCGGACCGGGTGGACGAAGGCCAGGAGATCACTGTCCCCGTCGCGCCGACGCCGCCGACCAAGCCGACCGTCCCCCCGGCGAAGCCGACTCCCGAGCCGAGCAAGCCGACCGCACCAACCACGATCGGCGACTTCTACACCGTGCAGAAGGGCGACAGCCTCAGCGGCATCGCCCGCTCCTTCGGCCAGTCCCTCACCGCACTTCTGGCCCGCAACCCTGCGATCACGGACCCCAACATCATCCAGGCCGGAGAACGGATCCGCCTCCGGGGCGTCGCTCCGGCGGTCCCCAAGATGAAGCCGGTACCACCGAAGCCCAAGCCCCTCATCCCGAAGGCCGCCGCTCAGGCCCGGCCTTCAAAGAGGGGTGCGATCGGGCGAGGGAGCCAGGAAGGCAAGACGGTGATCGTCAGGTGCCAGTGCACGTGTGACTGCTGCGGCGCCCCGAAGCCCGTCACTCCGCCGGTAACTGCGCCGAGCAAGAAGCCCGAGCCCTCGGTGCCGACCGAGCCAGCGAAGCCGAGCACACCTGCGGTCAAGCCCTCTGTCCCCACGTCCACCTCTGAGCCTGCGGGTGTTGAGCCCGCGGCCAAGTAAGGAATCGCATGACCTTCTTCCGCGCGCACTCCGTTCGCATCATGGCCGCCGTGAGCGCCCTGGTGCCCCTGCTCGTTGCCCGCTGGCCGGGTATTGACTGGTACGGCCTGGCTGCTGTGGCCGCCGCACTGCTCGGTGCAGGTGAGGTTGCCCAGCGAGTCGAAGACCGAAAGACGGTCGAGGCCCTGCATGCCACGTCGCCCTACGACGAGATAGCGAAGGTGCACAGGCAGCTCGCCGAGATCGAGGCGAGTCAGAAGGCCGTACAGAAGACGAATGAATGAACTATTGAAGCCATGCTCGTGGCACCCAGTTGAGAAAAAAGAAGGCCCGTCCCTGACTTGGGGTGGGCCCCCTCAGCTCGACTCGGCCTGCGCCATCAGTCCGTAAAGTTGACAGAACGGAACATCCACCTCTGGTTGGTGCCTCCGTTCTTCCCCCAGACCTTTATCCATTGGTCTCCATAGCCCATTGGGTCGTCCAGCACGGGGTGATCCATATACACTCGCGCATCATCATGCGCAGGCCAGCAGTGGATGAACCAGCCCCCATCACTTGAGCTTTCGATAGTCCACGAGTCGGCCTCTTGCTGGTCACTCGGGAATGCGGTGACGTACTGCTGGGTCGGATCGCCCACAGTTTGCAAGTTGCTGGACAGGAGCTGGCCCGCGAACGGACCATCATCCACCGCAAGATAGTAGGAGTTCGTAGACTCGATCCGATTCTCCTCCGGAACACCCCAGCTTACGGTCCACCCCGTGGGGATGAACCGGAATATATTCCGCTGATCCTTGGCAGGGTCGTAGTCGCCTTTTCGGTTCGTGTTGTTGGAACTGAGATAGCCGCTGTGATCGATGTACAGCTTCGAGCCACGCACATCCCAGTCGTATTGGTGCATTTGGAGCTGGAAGCGCGTCCCCAGCTTGAGGGGATCCGACACATCATCGGACAGCCCGTCGATGAAAGCGCAGCCCGCTATTTTGGCCTGGATGAACAGACTCAGATACCCGGCTGCCTTTGCCTGATCATTGATTATGTCGCCGGACGAGAGGTTGTCCATCTCCTGCTTTAGTTGCTCACACTTGCCCATGGCTCCTCCGGTGAAGAGGCCGGGGTGACAGTGACGACCTCCTCAACCCTAGGCACAGAGGCGTACCGTCCGCCAGCCGTGTTTAGACCGAAGCGCCCCCGCACGACTCGGGGGCACTTCGGCAGCATGTTCCAGCACCTGGCGGCGTGCTGGTCATCAGCGACACTTCTTCTCCGTGCGCGCCTCAGCAAGGGCCTGGTGCTGGTCGCACCTGGGGACGGCGGCACCGGTGCCGTTCAGGCTCTCGCGGTACAGCACTTCTCCGGCACAGCCGCCATGCCGGGAATCGATGCACGTCAGCTCGTTACTCAACGCTTCTCCACTTGGTCAATCGGGATGAACCTCTCTGGGGTGAGGTAGCCCACCAGCTTCCCTGTCTGCACGTGATGCACCGGCTGACCGAGGTCATCGTCCACGGTAGCCGCGGCCGGCTCGACCACGGGCTCCTCGGCCGGCTTCGGCTCCTCGGCCTGGTCCCGGTCGCCGTGCTCTTCTTCCGCCGGTGCGACGGCCCACCAGATCGAGGTCTGCCAGGACGGGCACAGCAGCGTCTCTCCGGTCTCGGCGTCTCGTACTTCGTATCGGTGCTTGTCGGGGTTGTGGACGAGGCGGGCGAGCGTGCTCTGCGTCGGCTCCTTTGACCTCTTGCCCCCCTTCCCACCGAAGAGCACCCGCACGTTTACGTCCGGCGAGGTGCGCATTCCGGGGATCTTGCCGAAGGGGGTTTGCTGCCACTCGCCGATCTCAGGCTGTCTTGCATGCTCGATGGCCCCGGACCCGGGAAACAGGGTGACCCATGTCGACCGCTGGTCGATACTCGTCCCGGCCAGGCCGACGAACAAGCGCCAGCCCTGCGCCCGCCTTCCGTTGCGCTGGGCACTGACTTCCTTGGGCGGGGCCAGGAGGTGGCCGGTGCGGACCACGTTGTGGCCGCGCGTATCGACTCCTTCGGCTCTGACGTAGTCGTTGACTCGCAGCTCGGCGAGTTGTTCCTTCATCTTGGCTCTCTTTCGTCGGGGAGTGAGGTCCAGCTCGTGGTCGGGGATGTCCGTGAGGACGTGCAGCGCGGGAGCACGGGCGCTGCCCTTGCACACGTCGCAATCGCAGTCGTGCATGCACCGGAGGCAGGTGAGTTCGTCGCAGTACGGATCGGGGCCGTGCCAGGCGTGGCGAGGATCGGGGTCCGGGCAGTTCCAGGCCGCACAGGAACGGTCCAGATCCCGGGGGTAGATCAGGTGCTCGCGGGAGCCCGCTGGCCCGTGAGCCAGCGGCACGCCGAGGCACGGCCTGGTTGCAGATCGGGCCGCGTCCCCGGTGAGGAACGCGGCCCGACAGGCTGTGCACTGAAGACAGCCCCCCGGCCGCCTCCGTACCGTGTGCTTCACAGCAGGGCTGCGAAGGGGTTGGTCGGCGCTGCCGCGGCCGGTGCCGGCTGCGGGATGACGACCTTCTTCGGTGCCGACTCCTTATCGGCCACCAGCCGCTTCTCAGGCTGTTTCGGCTGTTCAACCAGCTTGAGCACCGGCCGCTTCTTGGCCGTGTCCGTCTCCGGCTGCTGCTTGTCGCCCTCGATGAGCCGGTAGATGATCGGCTTCGGGCCAGCAGTGGCGGACTTGCCCTTGAAGTAGGTGACGTCATCGAGCTGGTCCACCGTTTCTCGGAGCCCCTGGGCGTTCGTCCGGGACTGAAGGGACCGCAGGAGCAGTGTGGACGTGGCCTCGCCGCCGTGACGCCGTAGAACCTCACGGATCAGGTCGGGCAGGCTCTTGATCCGTGTCTGGCTGCCCTCTGGATTCTCGGTCACCAGCTTTTCGACCGAGTTGATCGAGAACTGCACGAAGGCCCAGGCCGCCATGAGTGCCTTCTTCGAGATGCGCGTCTTCATCTCCGAGACCGACAGCACGGCAGCGACCCGAAGCACCTGCTCGGCCGTCCGCTCGAAGTAGACCGCGATGTGCTCGGGTGTGTTCGCCATCTTGCCGACCATGAAGGCCCGGATCTCATCGAACGCTTTGTACGACTCCTTGGCCAGGGTGACCACTCGCGGCTTCTCCTTGGCCCACCGATACGCCTCGGCCAGCCGCCTATCGGCGCGGATGGGTGTGCGCCGCCCGTAAGGGAGCATCTTGCTCTGCTCCACCATGACCGGGAGGATCCGGTTGTACGAACCGCCAAGCGCAGCGCTCGCGCTGATGAACTTGTGCCACTCGCCTGGTGTGATGTGGGCGTGGAAGCCGAGAAGCGGGGCTTCGACCTTCTGGACCTCGCCGGTTCCGTTCTTGCCCTTGGTCCGGTTGGAGATCTCACCGCCGTCCCAAGATGTGCGGAGTTTCTGGTCGAAGGTCGGGCACCTCTTGGCCCGCTTCAAGACCTCTGCCCACTCCTCCTCCACGATCAGAGCCCGGCCGTCCGGGCCGCCTTCGCTGCCCATTGACGCCAGCTCGATGCCGTACAGGGTGCTCACCAGAGCAGGCCCGGACGAGACACCGGAGACGATGCGGCTGGAGAAGAAGCCGTCGAATTGCGGGCCCATCAGGGCTCGGGCGTTGCGATAGGCCGTGCCCTTGCAGCCGATTCCGGAGCGGCCGGCGAGCACTGTCCATAGGGATAGGGGCCGGCCGTCCTCTCCGCGGGCGTGCCCGTTGATCGCGGCGGAGAAGAGACTGAGGGTGGCGGCGTAGATGCCGATGGGGTCGGCCTCGGTCTGAGGCATCACGTTTTCGATGGCTTCGCCGATCGGCCCGTGCTTCAGGGTGTCGAACACAGTGTTCCTTGATCAGTGTGTGCAGTTGGTGGCTCGGGGTCGTTGGCGTGCTGTGGGCAGACGAATTGGCCTGTGGCTGGGTCGTAGCCCTCTTCGCAGTCCTCGCAGACGAGGTAGCCGCACACCGGGCAGTCCCCGTAGGGCAGTTGCAGCTCGTCTAGGTCCTCGCGGCAGACGGCGCAGATGTGCGGCGGGTCGAAGGGGTGGCGGTACTTCTTTAGCTCGGGCACCGCTTCAGCTCGCTTCGACGTCGAGGGCTTCTTGGCCTGCGTGCGCGTGCTCGTACGCGACGCGAACCGCGGTGGGAATGCGGCCCTTATTGCTCACCTGATAGCCGTTTTCCTTGGCCCAAGTGCGGATCTTCTCGGCCTCGGACAGCTCGGGCGGGAGCTTGGCCTTGACGATGCGCCGGGTCTCGGCGTCCTCCTTCTTCTGGCGCTCCTCCGCCCATTGGGCGCTGGACTCGGCCATACGCTTCGGTACCTCGGTTTGCCGCCACTTGACGTACGACCTCATGGCGTCGGCCTCGCGCTTTCGGCGTGCCTCCGCCTGCTCGTCCGTCTCCTTGCGGACGTCGGCGGCCGTCTTCTTCGGCTGCATCGCCTGGACGATGGGGAGGTCATCGACCGACTCGCGGGTGAGTGCCAGGTCGCCAGAGCAGATCGCGCGGGCGAGGGCCTTCGGCTCGGTTGCATCGAAAGCGGGGGTGCCGTGTTCGCGGGCCTCAGCGACCTTGTGCGGTGCGGGCCGCAGGCCACAGACGATCACTTCGGTGTCTGCTTCGACATGCCCGACAATGCGGTACCCCAGGTTCTCGATGGCGGTCCGGGCGGTGTCGTGGCCGTATCCGGGGATCTCGCCGGTAACGACGACCGCGGGCCGCTCCTTCACTGGCTCGGCCGCTCCGGTGTCCCGGAACAAGTCGGCAAGGTGTGCCTCGAACCGGTCAGTGTGGACCTGGCACAGGTCCCAGACCTTCACGCCGACCGCGATGATGGAGACCGCCTCAGCCTCCTCGCCCTTGGCCTTGCACGCGTGGCAAAGCGCGTTCATGTGCTTCTTCTCCTCTCTGTTCCCCATGGCGAAGGGCCAGGCCGGCGGCCTGGCCCTCACCAAAGGCGCCCGCTCGCCGAACGGGCACGAAAAAGGCGGCCTTCGAGGCCGCCTGCTGGTGTTGCTATTCGGTTGGTTCTCCGGTCAGTACTTGGTTCGAGTGTCCGACCGACCGAGGTATCGGACGTCCGCCTACCGGAGAGCGTCTGGTGCGAGGTTCCTATGGACCCACGTCCATGCCGCCCCGCAGGCGGCGTCCCCCCCCTTGGTGGTCTTCACCACCTGGATGTACTGCCAGCCACCTGGGCCGGGCCACTCGACCAAGGCCCAGTGGTTTTCGTACGTGCTGTCGCTCATCGCTTCACGACCTTCCTCATGCTCACGACCTCGATCAGGTCGGATTGCTCGCGGCTCCTCCCGTGCTGTATGGCCAGCATCGTGGGGAAGTCCTCCAACGGGTTCCGTCCGTGCTCCAGCACGCAGACGGTTGAGCCGAGGTCGCTTTCATCCGGCAACCAGTAGTAGACGACCCACCGTGTAATGCCTTCGTTCACGTGGTCCCGCCCATCGTGAGCCGTATGGCCACGTCACACTGCATGGCAGTCGGCATGGCGAGCCACCGCGCCCGGTTCTTCTCGCTCAGGGCGTCGTGGAGGGCGACGCAGGCCCCTGCGGTCCACGCGTCCACGAACACCCCGTCGACCGTGTCGGCGGCGTGCAGCTCGACTATCCGCCGGTACTCGCCGATCCGGCCTTCTGCCTGCCACCGGTCCTCGGCCCCGCGCTCCCAAGCCAGTTCGGCCTTCTCGTCCTCATTGGGCTCCCTAATCTCGTAGTCCGAGCGTCGAGAAACCCGCGAGCCAGGGACCGAGCCTGCCCAGCTCTCACGATGGCGCTCGTAGGTCTCGTCGTCCACGAAGCGCGACTCGACGTGCCCGCCGCAGTACCCCACGGGCTCCTGTGCCACTGTCGAATGCCGAGACTGGAAGGTGACAACCACGCTGGCATGCTCGAGGCAGAATGAGTCCGAGCAACGACCGAGCGGGTTGACCTGCAGACCCGACTTGAGTGTCTTCCGCATCAGGCGGCCTCCCTCTCTCGCACAGCAGGGCGAGCCGCGAGGTAGGCAGCCGCTAGCTCCTGCAGCAGCAGCTCGAAGACAACGCGCGGGTCGTGGTAGGTGAGGGCCAGCTCTTCGCACGCCCGGAAGGCTGCGGACAGTACCGCCCCGCGGTCGGCCGGCTCGTCCCAGGACGCCGCATCCGCAGCCCACAACCGGAGCGCCGAGACGTCGTCGTCGTACCGCTTCATCAGGCTCACCGACGCTCTTCCACCTTGATCGTGATGGGCGTGACCTCGGATATGTAGTGGCCGTCTTCATCGCGTCGTCCCCAAAGCGGATCCGTCGTGAAGCCGCTCTTCCGGTCCCAGCTCCACAGGATGAGAGTCTGTACGGCGTGCACGACGTCGCTCCGCTTGTCCCAGGAGACGACAGGGCGTTCGTGGTCCGAGCGGAAGATGCCGAACCATCCGGTCTCGGGGTCATAGTCGCCGTGCCAGGCGACGCGGTTGGTGTTCGTGGTCGGGCTCATTTGTTGTCGTCCTTCTTGATCGGTCGTTCTCTGTGGGTGTGATGCGGGGCGTTCAACTGCCAGTCCCCGTGGTCGTTGCAGTAGGCCGTACTCAGCCAGCGCCGGATGCCGTACCGCTCCATGTCGATCCAGCGGGTTGCCGGTTTGTCGCAGTTGCAGCACCCCGTGCGCCCGTCGTCGAGCGTTTGAAAGTGCCGCACTTCGCCCTTGGTCGAGCCCTTGCCCATGACCGTCACGCCCCCGCGTCTTCGCGGGCCACGTCCAGGACGGGCCGGTACAGCCGCGTGTCGGGGTCGCGGCCTTCGCTGTGTGCGCGGCTTTCGTGATTCCTCCGAAAGGCCAACCGGCAGTCCTCGCACATGAACACCTGGCCGTCAGGGGTCCGAGTCAGCGGTCCTCGCCTCTGTTGCGCATCCATGCAAGGGCGGCACAACTCCGTGGCCCTATCAAGAATGTGCTCGGTGTGGGTGTTCCCGTGCTTGTCCCAGCAGCCCTTGCAGATGCCGCCACCGCGGACGTGCTCAAAGACGGTGTGAGGCTTCCAGCCCGGGTCAATACCGACAGGGATGGCTTCTACGAGCGCGTGCCGGTGGAGAGCCGCCTCCTCGAAAGCGTCGAACCACTTCGCGTTCCAATGGATGCCCGTGCGCTTCCAAACCCCACACGTGCCATCGTGATCTGCCGGTTCCCGGTAACCGGTGTCACACACCCAGACTTCGTATCGCCAGCCGCTCATGCTTCGCACTCTCCAACTAGGTCGTAAAGGAACGGGTTGTAGTCGTTGTGGTACTCCTTGCGAAAGATCTTCGGCGGGTTGGTCACGCCGTTCTCCTCCGCGAGGAATGAGAGCGTCATAGCGGGCATCTCCCGCGCTGTCGCCACTCCCCCAAGACGAGGTCCACGAAGGGGTCTTCCTCCCTCTCACGCCAAATGCGAACTCGTATGCGGCTGCGGTCCCTCTCCCACTGCCCAGCACGAATGGTGATCTTCGACATGAGTTTCCTCAGCTAATAGCGCACAGCCCGTAGGGGCGGCAGTGGCCGTTGATCGATTTCTGAGAGACAAACTGATGGCCATCCTGCTGGTGCAGCATGGAAACCCACCCGTCGAGGTCGTCCGCACAGACGTGGGCAGTGATCCTCATCCCTCGGCCATCTGGGCGGGCAGTAGTGATGTGGACGCTGGCCCAGTGGCTTGGCTCGTATTCACAGGCAAGATGCATCGGGCTTCTCCTTTCGCTCGGTCGAGCGGTCCTGTCAGGGCTGACAGGCCATGCAAAGGGCCGCCCACTGGTTGGCAGGCGGCCCAAGGCAGAGCACGTCAGTGCTGGTCGTCAATCAGTCGCTGAAGTACACAGACCATGCGTCGAGCATCGTCTTTGGTGATCACAAGCAGACAGTGCTCATCCCAGTCAACGAGACCGGTGGATTCGGACCACCAAGACAGGTAAATACTGTCGGGGCCGCTTCCCCAGCCCTCGGTGATCTCCATGGTGTGCATTTCATCAGCGCGTCGATTGACCCAGAACTCCCTAAGCGTGCCGTCGGGTTGCTCCTCGATGACGTAGGCGTCTGAGGTAGTCACGCCATCGCCTCCGGGGTTGCGCGGAGGTCCATTCCACAGCCGTTGCATAGGATCCGACCGAACTGATCCACCATTACTTGGACTGCCCCTTTAGGAAGTCTTCAAGCTTACTGATGCCTTCGGATATCGCGATCTCGGTTGCTGCCTCGGCGATGACCTCCTGGGCTGTGTCTTCAATGGCCTCTTCGACTTCCTCACGGACCTCTTCCTCGAAGTGCATTTCGGCCGAAGCGATAATTGATTCTGGTTCGAGATCGTTCATGCGAGCCAGGTGGAATATGTTCCCAAGCAAGTCACCGGCCACCTCTCGGATTACTTCGGGGGCAATGGTCAGGGTGCCGTCGAGGTATTCATGCTGGCCGGTCTGGTTACCGAATGCTTCGAGTGCCATAAGTGCCCAGTACGCACGGGTCTTATTAGCCTCGGCCGCACCTTCGTCGTAAATACTCATTCGAACTACCTTCCAATGTTCTGCGGGTGCAATGGTCCGTCTGCATTGACAGGCCATGACCGGCCCCCGCCGAGCGGGAGCCGACCAAAGCCACTCACCTCACAGAGAGATCACGTCACCGTTCGCCACGTCGTAAATGGCAAGCTGGGATTCGAGCCGCCCAATTGCTTCAGCTTCAGCACGGTCGCGGAGATTCATAGAGAGGTCGAGATAGACCAATCCGCCATCGACCCATGCGCCGTAGAAAAGGCCTTCGCTAATGACACGGTCGCTGTAGTCGGCGATGTACTCGGCCAGCCCCTCAGGACCGAAAGAGTCAACGGGAATGCTTCGTTCGCTGCCCGCAATGCTGACCATGTAGCCGCCAGCAGGTGCATGGAGCACCGGTGAAAAGGTGAGTCCACCGTCATTGACGATCGTCCGGCACTTCTCCCAAAGGCCCTCGCTCGTGGTCTGCATACAGCCCTCCATGGTCTCACATCAACTTTTTTGGCATGATCCGGCGCTGCTGGACGCCGGACGCATCGTGTCGCCCTCTTCAGTTGACCTATCCATACGGGCCGGTCAATGTCCCGCAATCACGCACTCTCACGCAGGGCCGTATTAGGTACCCAATTCCCGGTATTACCCGAGCATCGCTTTTCCACCCCGAAGCATTACCTTGCTCCCCTGGCGTGCGCTATGTGATGTTCGTAGCTGGTTTCCCTCCAACCCATTTGGCATGGGCCTTACGCAGGGACCTACCTAGTGCCTGTTTATCTCTGTGCGCCGTTCTGCGCCCCGTTGCCAGCAGGGCCGGTCATTCAGATAGAGGGTTTGGGATTAAGCCAGCAGGGCCACCCGTGTCGCGACTCCTGATCCCGTTCACCTGATCACCCTTTCTACATCCCCGCTTTGCGGGTGGTACTCGGTGCGGCCTTTTCGGGCGGCGCCTTTCGACATGCAGAACATTACGCGGCACGTGGTCTCACATCAACTTTTGAGTTTGGCACTCACACGACAGCCGCGCCTTGATCTTTCAAAGGAAGACGCGCGTTGCATGACTTCGGCGACCAAGTCAATAGGCATATTGGTGATCACGATCACGCGAAAATCACCACGGCTCTACTGTGCGTGATCATGAAGGGGAAATAATTCACTCACCGCGACCAAAGGAATCCCCGACCTCTCCTCGGTAGGCACTCTCCTGGGCTGCCCGCATGAATGAATCAATTGCGTGATCTATCCCACACATGACGGGGGTAATGCGCTCATTCATTCAATGAGGACCCACCGGGGGTGCCTTCCTCTAACCGTGTACGGGTATCAAGTTTCCAGCGGGCCGACTGCCGGCCTCGCTGGATCCATTGCAATCTACGGAGGGGTGCACTCCCAGAGCCCTTCGGGAGGCTTCCTAGGGCCTGGAGGGTTGATTGTCGGCGGATTCGCAACCCGGAACGGTGAATGAATAAACCGTTCGCCCACTACGCGGTGACCTCGATCTCGCCTCGATGGGTTGGCGTCACTGTTCTGCATCGATGACAGGTACATATTTAGTGTGGGTGTTCTATATACCTAGCCACTTTGAGTTTCAGGTACTCCATGTGATGTCAGCGTCTGTTGTTGCTCACCGGATCGCTGTGGCCACTGCTGCAAGTGGGGATCCCTGGCTAGACCATTAGGTCCGCCTGGTGCGCGACAGGGTCCATCCTGCTGCCGAATGGCCCATTCTCTACTGGCAGCGTCCCCCCGAGCCCCTTACTCTACGAGTTCGTCGATCCACTTCAAATAGCGGAAGGTGTGTTGCCATGGCTGAGCGGTACAGGGTTTGGGTTGAGAAGGTCTACTGCATCGCCGAGTCCAACGACGATCAAGCAACTTCTAGCGATGAAGTATATTTCGCCTTTTCCATGGCGGATAAGTCCACCACGACATACTTGGTGACTGACACGAGGGAGGGCGTTAACACGGGAGACACCTTCCACTATTGGAACAAGTGGGAAGCTAAGATCGATTCAGTAAGCGACGCGGCGAAAGCGGGCTTGGGTATCGTGCTTCAAGACCCGAGCAAGCACTGTCTCACCTTGTGGGAAGGGCCTATCGATGGCTCCCTAGCCATTCATATTCAAGGCTGGGAAGAAGACAACGGGAAAAGTCCCGTCCGCGACGACGCAGCAAAATGGCTTGGAAAGATCTCGAAGTGGATGCAACGTGGCCTCCAAAAAGGCGGTAAGCCCAACGCCACGAAGGCCAACATTAGGTCAATGTGGGACTTTGTGGCCGGCGTGGCAGGGGTGACTGCCCTCATCCTCAATGGAATGGACGACGATTTCGTTGGGGAGAACATCGTCACGCTTGAGCCGTACACGCACGACGCCGATTACGTTGAGACCGAAGTGCAAGTTGGCGAATGGTACGAGCAGACGAATGACCTGCTCAACACCAAGAAGATTGCTTCAAAGGAGGGCGCTTACAAGCTCTACCTCCGGATGGGCAAAATTAAGAGTTAGCGAACTACCGCGGTCCGTATCGTTTGCCTCTGGCTACTCCCCCTTCAGGCCCTACCTCTCATGGGTGACTGAGGGTATGGAGAATCCGCTCCTGGGTAAGGCTGGTGCTGCTCTCTTCAGCAGTGTCGATCAGTACGGAGTCAAGCCATGGCCATTGGTGACGCGATTCTGACCAACGCCTTCCTCGTCGACCTGGGCAAGTTCCGGGTCGCGACGTATCAGGAAGTAACGGGGCTCAAGTTCGGTCTAGAAACTAGTGAGGTCACCTCGGTGACCGCCGCCGGTGAAACGCTGATCCGCCAACAGCCGAGTAAGCAGCTAGGTCAGGAGATCACGCTTAGCCGCCCCGTGGACGAACAGGCCAAGCAATGGGTGGATTGGGTCATGCAGTGCGCGGAGGTGGGTGATTGGGACTCCACGCGACAGAACATCGCTATCACGGCGTTGAACAGAAACAAGAAGCCCACTCTCCGCTTCAACCTCACCAACGCCTGGGCAAGCTCGTGGCAAGGCTCCGCCCTCGAAGGCGGAAACTCTAGTCCAGCCGTCGAGACGGTCACCATCATCTACGAGGACCTCAACGTCGAATCCCCATAGGTCACAGGCTCCGCAGGCAGCGAGAGGCCCCCCACTGTGGCGAGGGGCCTCTCGGCGTCTGGCGGGGCCAGTGGGCTTTGGCGTACGCCTTGCGCACCTCCGCCGGCACCCTGCCGCGGGTTACGACGATTACTGCGACGGCCTCTGTCTCGACGAGGACTGCACCAGGAGATCTGCGCCGGCTGTGGGGATGTGCGGGAATGACTCTGACACCGGAGCCAGGCCATACAAGTAACTCCTCCGAGTGACGTGGCCCGATTGGGTCTTGACTGAATAATTATTCTACCTGAGCATGCGAACCATGGAATCCGACGCGAGGCCACGTGCTAGGGAAGGTCGCGACAGGGGCTATAGCGACCCAGAGGAACGCCAGCGCGTAAGGGAGATCAACAGGCTAATCAAAGAGGTCTTCAAAGGCGTAGCAAAAAGGAAACAGAACACGTACCCTTATTTCCGCCATGGGGCCGTGTACTACCTCGCAGAGTCGAATTTTTCGGAATCTGTAGCGCGCGAGGTGCTACTGACCTCTTACGAAATTGCAGCCAGCAAAAGGGGCGCTGGCTCCGAAATCGAGGTGGCAGACGTTAAAGCCGCAATCGCCAGTGAGGACATTCAGCGCATGATCAAGGAGGAAAAGGAGGAAACTGATACCCCGGCCCAGACTGACGCGGACGACGATGAGCTAGCCGAAGATTCGTAGCGACTTCGGGTGCAGCTCAGGGCGCCATTCGAGAACACTGCGAATACTGCACTACTCCCACACCTCGGGGCCGCCGCCCCGCCATTCGACCAGCTCCGGGTCGTCCAGCCTGATGTCATCCGGGTGGAGGCCAGCCCGCCTGATGAACTCGACGACGTCAGCCGGCCGTCGGGCGAGGCCAAGGCGCCGGTCCCCAGCAGTAACGCGCCGGCCTCCGGTCGGCTCTGGGGGGGCCATTATCAGTGCTGCCATCTGAGCAGGATCTGTCCGCGATAGCCCCCTCGCATGTCGGCCGACCATGAGAAGAAGCCCCTCACTGCACGCGAGGGGCTTCCAGCGTTTGAGGAGGTCAGTGGGCCTTGTCGTACGCCTCGCGCACATCGGCCGGCACTCGGCCGCGGTCGGAAACGTCGTAGCCGGCCTCCTTGGCCCAGGCTCGGATGGCAGCGCTGTCGTCGCGGCTGGCGCCAGTGGTGGCCTTTGAAGGCTTGCGGGTCCTGCCGACCTTCCGGCTGGCCTTGATGAACGGCCCGAATGCCTGAAGCATCTGCTCGTAGCTTTCGGGGCCCAGGTCAATCTCGTACGAGACTCCATCCAGCGAGAACGTGTGGGTGGCAGCCTCCTGAGCTTCTTCGCCCGTGAGGTCATCAATGTAAAGGGTGACGATCTTCTGTGCCATGAGGAAATCATAGGGCTGGGAAAGAGGCGATCATGAGGCTGCGGCCCTTACCTTCGCCTCATGGACTTCAACATCACGGCGGAGGAGGAGGCCCTTGTGCTTCGCATCGCTGAGCGGCAGAAGGCCGGCGACTCCCCGACGGACGACGACCTGGCAGGCGAACTGGGTGACGAGGTTCGACTGCGACTTCAGCGGCTCCTGGAGAAGGGCTGGCTCGTCGTCGATGCCGACCGCTCCCTGGCGCTCTCCACGATCGCGCAGGCTGCCATCTCCAGCAGGCGGGACGTCGGGGGCGGCTCGTAATCGATCCGGGCAGTACAGAAGCCCCCTTCACAGGAAGGGGGCCAACTGGCTCTGCGCCAATAGCTACACCCGCTTGGCGAACTCCACGAACTCCCTCCAGCGGGCGAGCGGGAAGGCCAACATGCCCTCGTCCCGATTCTTGGAGTCCCGGACCTTGACCTCCGTCGAGTCGTTGTAGGCCACTTCGACGCAGTTCTCGGACTTCGTGTAGGAGCTGGTGCGCCAGCTCGGCTTCTCGGACATGCTTGCGGTCTCCTAATCGGTTGGCATCCGGTCAAAGTGCTGAATCGCGGCGAAGATGAGGTCTCTTACAGCGGTTCCGTATACCGCGGACTGCTTCAGGAGGGCGAACGCCTTGGCGTACAGCTCGATCTCTCGTGGCTGCGTCACCGAGAACTCCGCCGAATACGTCTCAACGAGGACGAGCTTGTCATCGAACATGGAGAACGAGTTACCGGGCCAGATGGCAAGTTGCGCATCTCGGGGGATGAGTCCCAGGCTCACCCTTGGGAGGCGCATGGCAGTAAGCAGCCGGTCGAGCTGCCCTTTCATCACGTCCGGGCCCCCAAAGTTGGTGTAGAGAGCCTGCTCGCCGAGGATCACGTTGAAGATCCGGTCGCCTTGGTAGAGGTACTTATGCCGTTCAAGTCGCTTGGCCGTGGCAGCTTCCGTGTCGTCAGGGATCTCGTAGTACCTGACAACCTGCTTGAAGGTCTCCTCCGCATACTCCGGCGTCTGGAGCGTCCCCCACACGAGCGTGGGATGCCAGATACGGAAGACCTTGGTCTTGGAGTAGACCGGTAGGGCTGCCTTCTGCCTCTTCTCCGCGCCGGTCGACAGTTGCCGCCGCCACTCAAGCCACAGCTCGTCGATGTGCCGCACAGTGGCGATCAGGTCATCGAGGCACCCTTCCTGCCCTGTCGCCGTGCACCAGGTCCTGATGTCCTCCTCGCTGGCGTTCTGCTTGCCGTTTTCGAGGCGCGAGACCTTCGACTCCTGCCAGCCGAGTTCACGGGCGAGCGCCCGGCCGCTCGAGAACCCCGCATCCTTCCGGAATCCGCGCAGCCGGGCACCCAGCGCCTCTCGTGCTTCTTGTGCCTGCGTGCTCAC